TGTCAGTGCCGCTGCGAACAATAAAGTTCCGAGTGCAAGCCCTATGCCAGATAGGGAATGCCTGAATCGATAGAATGCATTGGCAACGAAGGACATGAAAAACCAAAATGCTGGAATGAGTTACACCCGTGAGCCTACAGTAACATTTCAACAACAGGAATCGCTTTTTCAAAGCTCGAAATTTTTGGCTAGTTCGTCAATTCCGACGCGATTCTTTGTCGTCTCGGATGGGCGGACGCGGAAATTTTGTTGATAAATGCGCTTTTTGACGGTGGAAAATCGGCGGTGCACCCAGCTTATCGTGGAAATCTGCCGATTGATGTCGTTTTTTTGAATTTATGTTGAAGAAACTTGATTTTATGGTGTTGACCATTCTGAAAGTCGCCCGTATGTTCCGCCGCACTTCCAGGGACGATTTGTTCCCCCTCTGGGAGCGCGTAGCTCAGCCGGTAGAGCAACTGACTTTTAATCAGTAGGTCCAGGGTTCGAATCCCTGCGCGCTCACCAAAAAACTCCAACAATATCAAATGTTTGAGCTTGGTGTGGCATCGCAATCCATGTGCCGCAAATGTTCAGGAATTTCCCAGAAAAACACGCATTTTCAGGATTGCGCGGGGAATCGACGGCACATGGTTTGACACACGGCACATGACTTAAGCGGCGTGCTCCGCTTCCAGATTTTCCATCCATTTTTTGAGGCTGGATCGACGAGCAGCAACGGTGCCGCCGAGCTTAAAGCTGGGCATAATTTTATCGTAGACCAGCCGATAAGCTTGGCGCCTTGTGACTCCTAGATACTTGGCGATAGGCTCGACGCCCATCAGCAAGTCAGCTTCGTTATCGTTTTCATGATTCATGTAGATTCCTCACTTTTCTTGATTTTTTTGGAACAAAGATTCCGGGTCGGCGTTATCGCGGCGGTTCCCCACAACTGAGGAAATTGAGATGACGCCGCAGTTCGCAATGGCAGCTAACTTCTATTATCTGGACGAACAGCCGAATGGTCTTTGGGCTGTAAAGGAAACCGTCAGTCAGAACCCGGTTTCTCTCAATGGGCAGCTTTGTTGCTCGCTGAAGAAACGCGACGCTGAAGAACTGATTGAGTATCTGAATGGTTTGGATGAGGCGCTAGCGGCTTAGTGGGGTATTGACCAAACGGGATTTGAAATTAAACTTCGTCTCGTGATTGGAAAGTTAGTCCACATGGAGGGTAGTGGCATGGCTGACCTTAGGTATGATGTCCGCAAAGAGCAGGACGGTAGCTGGACAGTTGTTAACACAAACAATGCTCTGCCAGCAGCCGTAAATGGAACGCTGCTTCACGATTTGTCAGAGGACGAAGCTAGCGAGATGGCTTATCTGTTTAATCACTGCGACATTCGATGGAATAGGCATCCGATACGCCATCATTAGTTCTGACCAGTCGCTTACGAATTTCTGTGACTGGCAACGCCAGCTCAATGCGCTCTTGGTTGCGGAATCTATTTCGCAACCAACTTTGTAATTTGTTTCTGTTTCGTTCCTGTTGTAATTGCCGCCTGACAGGAGAGCGGCATGGCATACATCAGCACGAACAGAACACTTGGTGAGTGCATCAAGTACGGATACAAGATCACGGCTTACTGCAATGGCTGTCATCACAACGTTGCGCTGGACCTGCCCGCTCTTGCTGAAAAGTTTGGTGAGGATCACGGCGCGTTGCATGCCGATCTCGTTCCAAAGCTTCGTTGTGTTGAATGCAGAGGTAAGAATATCGGCCTTATCCTGACCCACGAGAGCGCCGAGGTTGAAGGAATGGCGAAGTTCCCGAAGTATCCGACGCGGTAGGGCCATCACTTCCCGCCTTTCAGGGCTTGGTTGGCAGATAAGTCGATGGCGAATACCTCGACGGGGTCCGGTCCGAAATGTGGATGGGTGATGGTCTTGCGGACGAAACCAAGCCAAGGGCGTTCGATGACAAATTCTGTGTCGCCAGTCTTCGGATAGCCCCACTTCAGGACAATTCCTTCATAGGACTTTCCGATAAGACGTTTCGACCAATAGTCAGTGACCAGCCGGTCTTCCTCTACCTTCGTACCGGCCTTGATCGCATCGAAATATTCGCGCTTTAGTGAGAGGTGCAGCTTCATTCGCTCTGCTCCCCTAGTGGGCTGGCTTCCCGATGCATCTGCAACGCTCTTGACGCCTGCAACAGTTGAAGCTTTTTGTGATCTTCTTCATTGAGAACTGGGATAGCGACGAAAAGGACGTGCGCCTTTGTGAAATCCTGCGCGATGCTAATTTCCTCGCGGATTTGCGCAACTTTACTGACCATGGATGGCCTCCTTTGCGCGCAAGAGGGCGATGGCAGACTGATCTACATCAATGCGGCTGTCACAGCGTGTGATAAGGTAAGAATTACCCTGCGGTACGAAACCGAAAGCTCCCCGTCGGGCAGGGATGGCCCATGTTGCTGGCGTCCAGTTCAGTACATCGGTCACGGGGAGCGCCCTCTCAGGCCCGTCCAGCTTGGATAGTCTGTCAATGAGGGTCATGGCTTGGCCTCGTTAGAAGATCGGCGTATGGTTGTTGTTAGGAGAACAACCAAATGGCTGAGAACCGATACAACCTTCGCAAGGAATATGACGGCTCGTGGACCGTGTTCGACATATTTACGGGTATGCCTGCCGAGGTGAATGGCATCCCGCAGGATGGCCTTGAAATGGAACAGGCTGACGATCTCGTAGACCTGCTCAACCTTCAATACATTCGCCGTCGCACTGTTGATGAAAACTAGGCCAGTCATGGTTTGTCCTCCAAGGCGGCGCGGGCAATAGTGTGAGCCTGTGATTGTGGCGACGAATATTTAACTACTCGCTCCAACGCCTTCCTAGCCGCCGCGAGTTGGGTTTCGAGGTCTTCTTTATCGCTGTTGGCTTCCTCGATAATATCCAGAAGGCGTTGCTGCGCTTGACGTTCCGCCGCAATGATGGCCTCGGCCTGCGAAAGTTTTACCCATTCACCGTTTTTAGCAGGAGCTAGATAAGTATCAGTTTGACTATATGAACCGTCAAAATCGTAAATGCTTTTGGTATGATAACCAAAAGTCTCCAACCCCTCGACCGGCGCGGGGTGGCGGGTGTTCCGATCTTTAATTATGGCTTTGGCCATGTCCGCGAACGTTGCGACGTAAGATGTTGGATGAAGTGCGACCGAGCTTTTCGGATCTGCCTTATTCCATGCGTCGATCAGCAATTCAGCAATGCGGTTGACTTCATTCGCCATGGTCGCTGCCTCCTGTCGGTCGGGCGGCCAACGCTCCCGGTGAGGTTGGGAGGCGGTCATTGTTAAACATTGTGATATCTCCAGAACCTTGAAACCTGGCTTCTCCAGCTTATCTGTCTCGCATAGCAACAAACTGCTGATGCCATGACGATATTTCATTTTGACAAGCGGCAAGAGCCGGATGGAACATGGACCGTCGTTAAGCTCTCAACGGGCGAACCTGCGAAGCTGAACGGCCAATTCTGTTGCAATCTCCGGCGCGATGAAGCCGAAGAGATGACCAATTATCTTAATCTGTTGGCGGACCCTGACGAGCCGCCGCCTTGATAGATCGCACCTCATCACCAACGACGACGGCCCGACCTGTTGCCGCCAGACGGCGAGCAACGGGCAGGGGAATCCCCGCGCTTCCAACAGAAGCCCGGCCTATGCGCTGCGGGCCGAGCCGCAACGCGTTTAAGTAAGCAGCGTCGATACTGTTGCCGCGACTGTCCATCACGCCGCCCTCCGCTTGAATGGACGGCGATTGTCGTTGGCTGGTCGCACGCGGCGCATACGGATCTTCTCGCCCGTTTTGCGCGACACGTCATATGCAATATCTTTGATCTTTGCGGCAGTCGCCGGGTCGCTCACGCGATACCAGCGGGCAATCGAAAGGATTGCTGCTGCTGTGGTGCCCTGAGCGATGAACTCGTCGGCGGTAAGGACGTGCGTGTGTCTGTTAGACATGAATAGATGCTCCTCGTGTGGTTTTGGTAAGCGTGACGACCTGTGGCGTGACAACGCTCGGATCGTCGATGATTGGGAAATTCTGGGGCGCTCCGCCCCGTCGCTATCTTTCGCGGTAACTCATGTGACGCCGAGCCCAACAGCGCCGATGGTCACAAAGAAACCAATGATAACCGTCATCTCAACGGCTTCCCGCGCTGCGTATCGTATCCAAGGCATGGGGCGAGCGTGCTTCTTTGCACGGTGGTCGGGACGACGCATTGGTTCGTCACTGCCTGCACGAGCAGCGTCTGTGTGCAGGTCTGGCTCCATGTCGGCGAGCATTTCCAGCAGGGCGCGGTCCATCACGCAGCCTCCGCCAGCTCGGGGTTTTCACTAGCGACAGTCTCAACGCTGGCGCCAGCCTCGCGGAGTTCGGCGAGAAACACATCATGGTTAGATGTGGCGATCGCGCCGCTTGTCTGGAAAACTTCGTATGTTTCACCTGGGCAGAGCTTGGCGAGGCGTGTTGCCTCCGCCAGTGCTTGCTCAAACGATCCGTGCTCATAAGGCAGGGTGGTGGCTACGCTGACGCGGCCGGTCTGTTTGCCGCGGCGGAATACAAAGAATCCGCCGCCGATTACTTCGTTCATGCGAGGTGCTGGCGATCTTCTTCTTCTCGGGGTTTTCGCGTTCGTCATTGGGTTACTCCTCGTGTTTGGTTGGTTCAGCAGATCAAGCTGGTGAGGCTGTCTTCGTGCTGTTCTGTCACCTTTATATGCGTATCAGTCATCATATGTCAACACGGATGATGACAAAAACACATCGACGAAATTCACAGGGTTAACCAAACATGAAGAATGTTCTTGAAATGTTCTCATTATGATGGAATCATAATTCCAGTGTTAAGGGTGTGAGGTGTCATGTATCCGCTGTTTGTCGTGCAAGGATTTACTGCGTGCAGGTGGGGTGTAATCCCTGACACTCCGATCCAGGTTGATACGGAAGATCATGCGCTGAGGCTGGCTCATCGCTTGGCGTGTGAAAAGCCTGCCGTCCTTGCTTTATACAGATGGAATAATGAGACGCAGATCATCGCAGCTATCGGTCGTGTACCTGATAGCGCGCTTGAGGCGGTCGTTAATGGCTAGTTTTTAACGGGTGTTGTACTTGCCGACAACGCGATGGCAGACAGGCCAATCCGCGCGAAATTCCTTGAATTCTTTATGCGGGTTGTACTGTTCTAACATCCATTCGCGGTCATTGAAGCCGACGAGTCGCTTGATGATCGCTTCGTTCTCGTCCATTGCGCTTGTGTGATAAAGAATTACGTCTTCATCGCGAACTGGCGGCAAGTTCGGGTTTACGAGTGCAGTTTCGCCTGGTCGATAGGCAGGAACCATTGATTCCCCAGATAATAGAAGGCCGTAACCACCCTTAACGCCCTGCAGGACTGCAGGCATTTTCATATAGCTGATTGGATCAAAGGTGATGATGACGTGTCCATCGCCGCCCTTCGCCGCAGCGTAAACAGGCAGGCCTCGTTCTTGGCTTACGAGCTGATCGCCGGGGATTGGTGTTGGTGTGAACGTATCAGAAGTTGGTTTCACTGACGTCGCAGTCATCTCGCCGTTGCCAAAGGCAAGCCAATCCTCATTAAGATCCAGCGCACGAGCCAGGCGGGCAACAAACTCAACGCTGGCCCCACGCTTCCCGCCTTCCAAAAGACTGATCGACGACTTGTCGCGCCCAATTAGAGCGGCAAGGTCAGCCTGGCTCATTCCTTTAAGGTCACGCGCCAAACGAAGGCGCTGCGCGAAATCTTTGTCCATGTTGCGCTTTTCGCATATTGTTGTGAAAATGTAACGTGCGAAAATGTCACCGAGTGTTGACAGAGATGCGAATCTGTCATATATAGGTGTCATCAACCGGCGCATAAGACGTCGGATAGTTCGAAGGAGGGCCTACCTCATGATGCCAGAGAACATCCTCCCAAGGATATCGGCACTCAATAGATAGAAGCCGCGCTAACGCGCAATTGAAACTGAGGAGAGAGCAAATGACCAATTCCGCCGAAAGAAGCGAACCGGCTCTCGTTGAGGTGCCGCCGTAGGATCAATAGGGACGCTGCTGACCTGAATACGGTCAGCGGCGCTTTCGGCGTTCCTGAATGCTGAAAGATTTATAGGACGGCGTTGTGAGCCGGCACCACCCGCTGCTCCGCCGTCCTCGTAATACCCCGGCTTACACGAGGAGGGCTTGCGCCACTTCTACACCGGGGGTTCCTTCACGGGTACCACCCCGCGCAGGACAACAGATGGCTTCACCAAGGCCATTTGTCAACCAACACCACACACGAGGAGAGCATGAAAGATTATGAAACCATAGAAGAAGTGCATCGCATGCACGAGGTGGGCGCCAACCCGACAGAGATCGGAAATGCGCTTAGCCTGCCCAGATCGACGGTAGCTTCAATTCTCCGCCGACCGATCCCAAAATCTACAGCCGACCGCATTGTTGTGCGGTGCGTTTCGAACGGTGGATGGTCCACGGCCAATCACTGCGTCAGTTATATCGCAATGCCACGCATCCGTGCGCTGGAAGCCGCGAACGACAACTTCGAGCATCATTCAGAACACAAACAGCCGGGCGCAATCGCAGCCTGAGCCACGTTGGCCGTGTCGGAGTTATAAATCTACGTATTTTTGACCGGCCACAGATCAACCTCCTGACAGGAGGAATATCAATGAAATCCCATAACTTGCGTGAGCCGCACAAGGCTTACCAAACCAAATTCACGCGGACTGGTGAGCGGGATACGACGAACCGCAAGCCTTATCGAACGGTCGCGCAGAAGCTGCTTGCCCGCGACACTGCCGTCCTTAAAGACGGTCGGTACGTTTCAAACGCACCTGTGTCCTTCAGCAGAACGAAGCGGGGTGCAGCGTGACTTGCGAATGCGGTGATTGCTGGGATCTACCCGGCTCAATTGTGACCCACAAGCTGACAGGCTGGAAGGGCATCATCATCGGCGACCGAGATGGCTGCATGTTCCTCACAGTGCGGTTCTGGATACCAGGCACTGGCCTTGGGACGATCGAGGTTTCGCGCTTCGAAGTTGAACCACCCGCTAATGATGGCGACGGCGGTGGCGGCTCTGAGGTCGGAACAGAAGAAGACAATGTCATTCCGGTCGATTTCACCAAGGGCGTGAAACTTACCAAGAACACCAAAACACGAGGAGTAGCTTGATGGGTAATGTGAAAGTTGGAGATAAGGTTAGAAGCCTGGTAACACAGATCGACGTTCGCGCAGGCGAGCTTTACGAGGTAAAAACCGTCGATGATGGTGATGTTTGGGTCATCGATGACGTTGGCGACGATTTTTATTTGACGGCAGATGAGTTCGAAATTCTGCCAGTTGAGGAGGCATCGGAAGATAAGCCAGCTTTCAAGGTTGGCGATCGGGTGCAAATGATTGCCGATTCACTACCTTGGTACAGGACTGGTGAAATCGCAGAGGTCATCAGGGCTGATGGTGGCGACAACGATTGTTACGTTCGATTTGATACGCATCGAATGGCTGATGATTGCTGGTATGCGAAATGGGATCATCTCAAATTAGCTCCCCTCAAAATCGAAGCAGGCAAATACTACCGCACGCGTGATGGCCGTAAGGCTGGGCCATTGATGGCACGAAATAATGATTCATATGCATTTGCTGCTGATATAGCCGGTGATATCGGGATCCGCATCTTCCAGAAAGACGGTGTTCACGGCTCACGCTGGATAGGCAATGAGCCAAATCTCGACCTCATCGCCGAATGGGTCGACGAGCCTGTCAAGGCGGCTGCTCCGCTCCAGTTCATTCTGCGCAACGATGTATTCTCGTTTGCTCCGGTTGCAAAACCCGCCATCGTTGCGCTGATTGAAAACGGTCAGCCAAAGCCGTCAACAGCTCCATATGTTCACGCCAATGAAACGTTGGCCACGAAGGAAGCCGCACGTCTAGCCAGCCTCCAGAAAGGCAAGGAGTTCGGCGTGTACGTGATGACGCAGAAGGTGAGTGAGCCTGCACCATCCTATAAGCACGAATGGCAACGGTTAGCTGCTAAGGGCGAGAAGATTTCAGCGATCAAAGAGCTGCGATCTGTAACTGGTCTCGGATTGAGGGCGGCAAAGGATGCCGTCGAACACTGGATCGCTCACGACGAGCCGTACTCGCGCATCGCCGCCTAACCAGCAAATCCCACCGATAAACCAACCAGCCCCGCTGCAATCGCGGCGGGGAATGAGGAGGTATTATGCTCAGATTTAATAAGGACGGTGCCGAATGACGGCGCCCTTCAAAGACTACGTCGTCGAGGACGACCGCATCATCACAGAAAAGCAGTTGTCCAGCGAAACGACGCTAGGTCTCGGTGATCGCTTCGTTCAAGGGCTGTTAGTTGTCGCGGCTTTAGCGCTGGCCATCGGTTTTTACTCATGGGTGTTGTCGTGACCTACCCACGGTTCCCTACGCTGGCGACGTCGGCGCCAGTCTGGCTGATCGGATCGCTCATTCTGTTGGCAATGATGATCGTCATTCAGCTTACCCACTAACCACACACGAGGAGTTAATTATGGCTATCAGCCTATCAAGCCTCAAATCGACGAAGAGAAACGACCCGCCAGTCATGCTTCTGTATGGCGTCGACGGTATCGGCAAGACCAGCCTTGCCGCTGAGTTTCCAGATCCGATCTATCTGGCCACAGAAGGCGAGCGTCCTCCATCTGATATCGAAATGGCAACGCCAGGCACGATTGAAAGCTTCGACGACTTGCTCAACATTATCGGCGAACTGCTGACAGTTGAGCATGATCGGCGCACAGTGATTATCGACAGCGTCGACGGATTAGAACCTCTTGTCTGGGCGGCGACCTGTGCCCGCTTAGGAGTAAGCAGTATTGAAGAGCCTGGGTTCGGGCGTGGTTACGTCGAGGCTGATAGCGAGTGGCATGAACTGATGTCTGCAGTCTCAGCGCTCTCGCGTACCGGAATCCATGTCGTGATGCTGGCCCACCCTGAGATTATTCGGTTCGACAGTCCAGTCACCGATCCATACTCACGCTACACGATCAAGTTGCATAAGCGAGCCAATTCTCTCGTCCGGGAAAAGGTCGATATCGTGGCCTTCATGAATTATCGCGTGTCCATCAAGGAGAAAGAAGTCGCTCGCCAAACGAAAGTGGCGCACGCCGAAGGTGGCAAGGAGCGTAATATTCATCTGAATGAAGGTGCGGGCTATGTGGCGAAAAATCGCTTCTCTATGCCGGACTCGATCGTTTACCGAAAAGGTCAGGGCTACGCTGAGTTAGCGAAGTTCTGGGCTGAAGAAAAAGCTGAAGCTGCATAAGCTTGCTGATCGAGTTGAAAGGCCTGCCTAAATCCAAAGCGGAAGCAATGGCGCTAGGTGTAAGGCACTTCTTCACTGGAATTCCGTGCACTCGTGGACACTTTGCGAAAAGGTACGCTAGCACGGGTCAGTGCACTGAATGCCAGTACCTCCATAGGCTCAACTGGAAAAGCAATAATCCCGAAAAAGAAGCCGAGAGCAGACTTCAAAGCGTACGAGCATGGGCGCTCCGAAATCCAGATCGGAAACGAGATTTGGCGCGTAAGTCAAATGCAAAGCCAGATGTCTCGGCGAACAACGTAGCAAGAGCGAAGCGATGGAGAGACAAAAATCCTGAGCAGGCCAGAAACTCTCGGCTGGTATCTAACCGGAATAGGCGCTCAAGAAAGAGGGGGGCTGAAGGTACTCATATCGCCGAAGACATAGCAAACATACTGAAGCGCCAAAAATACAGATGCGCTGAATGTGGAGTTTCGGTCCGAAAGATTGAGCAGCGGCATGTTGATCACATTGTACCCTTAGCTTTGGGAGGATCTAATTGGCCATCTAACCTGCAAGTACTCTGTCCTGCTTGCAATCTGCATAAAGCGGCTAAAGATCCGCTAGTTTTCGCTCGGCAAAAAGGGCGACTTATTTAACCACACCACCAACACGAGGAACCAACACATGGCGAGACTTGGAACGGCGTTTGACGCCACCCAACACGACACGACGCAGTCGGACTATTCCGAGCTGCCGAACGGCACATACAAGATGGAAATCGAGGCGGCCGACGTAGTGCCGACTTCGACCGGCAGCGGCACCATTCTGAAAACCACAATGAAGGTGCTTGAACCGGCTGAATACGCCGAACGCAAGCTGTTCAACAACTACAACATCGAGAACAAAAACCCGACCGCGCAAGAAATTGGTCAAAGGCAATTTGCCAGCCTTTGCCGCGCTCTCGAGATGTCCTCGGTAGAAGACACCGACGATCTGCTCTTTAAGTCGTTCACGGTGCGAGTGGCCCTCGGCAAACCTTCAAAGGACGGCCAGTATCCGGCGCGCGCTGAGATCAAGAAGTATTTCTTCCCCGACGAAAATAACGTGCCAGAGCCGAGCATTGACACTCAGCAGCCTGCGGCGGCAGTGCAGCGTCCAGCCAATGACAACCGCCCTGCAGCGGCAAATAACAACAAGCCTGCGCAGCCTGCAAAAACTGCGGGTAGCCGTCCTTGGTCTAAGTAAGACCTTAACAACCGTCCTGCCTGTTGCTGCGGCAACGGGCAGGGATAGGAGGGAATGATGGCTCATTACCGAATAGTTCGTGACAATTTCAATGGCTACGAAGTTCAATCATGGCGGTGGTGGTTCCCGTTCTGGATACAGGGACGCACCAATACACACACAACGGTATGGCACGCCGAGCGATACGCAAATGAACTAGCAAATGGCGGCGTGAAATTTCTAGGGCGGCTCTAATCACTACACCGAACCGAACACGAGGAGTTTTGTATGGCTTATGAATCAGAGCGCAGACAGATCGATGGTGCGCTTCCAATACGCTTCGACGGTGCGTTCGTCGCTGGTGGCGCAGTCACAAGCGTGTTTACCGGAACTGAAATCAATGACGTTGATTTGTATTTCAAATCTCGCCGCGCATTCGAGCGGGCTGTTTATGACGCATATGAGGAAGGTTTGTGGTGTGTGGCTGCCAGTAAGCGCGCCGTGACATTCACTGATCGTAGCAACAATATTGCTCAGCTGATGTATTTTGACTTCTTTCCGACTGCCCAGTCTATTTTTGAAGCTTTTGACTTCACCGTCTGCATGGGTGCGGTTGATCTGGACGCTGGCGAGAAAACAGAGTGGATAGGCGGATCACGTGTCACATTAGGTGAGAAACACATCGACTCCGGTTTCGCCTTTCATCCTGACTTTTTGAAGCACAACAGCCAGCGCTTTCTGAAATTCAATGCTGGCACTCGCTATCCGCTAGCGTCAGCTACCCGCGTCCTGAAATACCAACAGCGAGGCTACACGATAGGCAAAGGCGACATTATGAAAGTTGCCTTGGCCGTTCGGGGTGTGAAAATCGAAACTTGGGAAGACCTCAAAGACCAGATCGGCGGCGCGTATGGTGACAAGGTTGTGCTGGGTAACGAGGACAAGCCTTTCACCATTGAGGCGGCTATTGAGGCGCTGACTGTGGACGATGCGGAAAGTGAACCATGGGTTGAACCGGCCAACGATAACATGCCGGGCAATGCAGAAGCGCTGCTGGAACACCTTGCCGATCTCAATGGCATCGAATTTGTTCCGCCTGATCTTGATGAAGACGGCTGGCCTCTAGCAGCCTAAAACCAACAACGGCGCGGTCACCAGCCGCGCCCACCAAACCAACACGAGGAGAAACCAATGCGGGTAACGCTTGACCGAGCGCAGCTTGCGCACGCCTTATCGGCCGTGACGAAGGCGGTTGAAGCCAGAACGACAATTCCTATTCTTGGCAACGTGCTTTTGTCCGCGGACAAAGGACAGCTGAGCATCACCGGTACAAATCTTGATCTGCAAATCAGTACCAGTTTGCCGGTTCTGGACAGCCAGGACGGCACTGTTACGGTTGCAGGCAAGCTGCTTGCGGACATTGCCAAGAAGGCAACCGGTGACGTTAAATTGGAAGCCGACGGCAATCATCTGGTCGTTAAATCTGGCAAGAGCCGTTTCAAACTGGACACGCTGCCAGCTGCTGACTTCCCGTCCTTCAATCACGGAAGCTTCGACACCACGATTGAGTTCGATCTGGCATCGCTCGTGCAGGAAGTGCAGTTTGCTGTCAGCACCGAAGAAACCCGCTATTATCTCTGCGGCGTCTTTCTGGAAGCAAAGGACGGCCATATCGTTGCCACGGCGACAGACGGGCATCGTCTTGCGTCGACACGCATTGAGCAGGAAGCCACGTTTGCGCCGGTCATTCTGCCTAACAAGTTGCTGTCATTGCTGCCAACCGGCGCCGTGTCAGTTTCGCTGTCGTCAAACAAGGTGATGGTCGCGAGCGGTTCGACTGTCATTGTGTCGAAACTCGTCGACGGCACATATCCAGATTACGAGCGCGTTATTCCAAAGCCATCGGAGCGTGTCGCTACGCTGTCGGCAAAAGCACTGCGCGAAGCCGTCGGCCGCACATCAGTTATCGCAAGCGAGCGCGGTAAAGCCGTTCGCTTCTCGTTTGCATCTGACGCTTTAACGCTGAATGTCGCTAATCCGGATCGCGGCGATGCTACCGAGGAAATGGAGGTCAACTTCAGCAGCGAGCCTCTGACGATCGGTTTTAACGGCCAGTATGTCACCGATCTTATGGCGGCGTTTGGTGCGGATGAAATCACAATGTCGATGGCGGACTCCGGTTCGCCCGCTTTGATCACGTCGACGAGCAGGCCGGGGTATAGGTGTGTAATTATGCCGATGCGCGTGTAGGTGTGGTGACCATGAAAAGCATCTTCGCGATATTCAAGCAGGTCTCAACCGAAACAGACCGGCCATTTCGCGTCATAGAAACATACTTGACTTCGGAGGGGATGCGTTCGCGCATCTGCTCTGGCGCGTTTCACTCCCTTGAAATTGCGCAAAGTTGGATTGATCACTTCCAAGACGAGGAAATGTAATGCCTAAGTTTGCAGTGAATTACACCTTCCATGGCAGATCATCGACATTCGTTGAGGCCGAAAGCCTTGATGCCGCCAAGGCTAAGATAGATGCGGATATTGAGCGTGATGACTTCGAACTGGATGCCGATGAAATTGATGACGTTGATTACGACATCAATGAAATGCACCCCGTAACTCGTGAAGGGCGTGAGATTTGGACAACGTATGTTCGTGACGGTGATATTCGCGGTCATCAGTCATCATTGGAATCGTCACCGCTTTTCGGTGATTCCTAGTCGTGGCACCACTCCCCAAACCTCAATCAACAACCGTCGGCGCGATCTACGCTGCTTACGAGGCCCAGGCGAAATCCTGGGACTCGTGGGGCATCAGCGTGGGCGAGGCCGGCACTGAGTGCGACAGGGCGCTTTGGTATGGCTTCAGGTGGGCATCAGCCCATGAAGCCCATAGCGGCCGCCAGCTGCGCTTGTTTGAAACGGGTAACATCGAGGAAGATCGGCTCGTCGCTGATCTTGAGCGCATCGGCGTCGACGTCTACGGGCAGCAAGACAAGATCCGGCTGGTGTCTGGATTCGTGCGCGGCAAGTGCGACGGTAAGGCAATGAATGTGCCTGAAGCGTCTAAGACAGAACACCTGTTAGAGTTTAAATCGAGCAATGCCAAGGGCTTCGCGCTGATTGTTAAGGACGGCTGCCAGAAAGCAAAGCCGTTGCATTATGCGCAGTGCCAGCTTGGAATGCATGCCTTCGGGCTTACACGATGCCTCTATCTGGTGTCATGCAAGGACAGCGACAGCCTTTATTCCGAGCGCATCGAATACGATCTGGAATTCTGCTTACGGCTCGTTGCGCGGTGTGAACGCATTGTGTTTTCGGACATGCCACCGAGCAGGATTAGCGAAAACCCGGAGTTCTTTGGGTGCATGTTCTGCATGCATAAGGCGGTCTGTCATCACGATGCGCAGCCACGAGTGAACTGCCGAACCTGCCTTCATGCTCAACCGGAAAGCGGCGGCGATTGCCATATCTCATGCGCGCGATGGGCAAAGCCCTTGTCGATCGATGAACAGCGCGACGGTTGCCCGGCGCATTTGTATCTGCCGGGCATGGTGAATGGCGAACAGATTGACGTCGACGAGGATGCCGAAACGATCACTTACAGGTTGAAGTCGGGAGAGGTTTGGACCGACGGAGAGGGAAGGAAGGCGGCGTGAGTGTAAAAATCAATCATGAGCTTGTCGGTCAGACAGTCAGTGTCCGTAAGGTTGGCGACAAGGAAGCATTCATCGGCATCATTGCAGAAGCTTGGTTCTGGAAAGTGAAAGACGAACCGGCCGTGGTCTATTTCCATGTCATCGATCCAACTGATGGGACCATGTGGAATCGTGATGCTGAAGAAATCATAGCAATTGAGTATATCGCGGAGGCAGCTTGATGAAAAAGCCCACCAAGGAGACGTTTCTAGAGAATATCGCCAGCCACACAATGGAGGTGCGGTGTAATAGCGGCACACATAGACACCTGACGTTCGCTAACAATGGCTCGTCAGTGTATAGGTTTCACATCACAACTTGGCCCGGCTACTTGGCGATATCTGGCGACATGGGTTCATTCATGTTCTCGCGACTTCCAGATATGTTCGAGTTTTTTCGCGGTGATCATATCAATCTTGGGTACTGGTCCGAAAAGCTAACGGCACACGAGAAACACGGCGGTCACACGTCATATAGTGAAGATCTGTTCGTTGAAGCTCTTAAGAGCGATTTTGCAGGTTGGTACTTTGAAAGCGAAGACGACAGGGCAAAGGCATGGGATGCGATAACCGATGATTGTGATGGTCTAACTGACCGTAGCAGCAACGCTCAAGATGCCATTCAGTCTGCCATGGATTGGACCTGCCCAGTATCAGAGAATTCGTTTCAATATTTCTGGGAACACCGGGTCGAAGACTACAGCTATCATTTCACTTGGTGCTGCTACGCCATCCAATGGGCAATTCAACAATATGACGCCCGTTTTACAGCTGCGAATGATAACAAACCCAACGAAAGCATTGAAAAGGCAGCATAATGCTCCAGCTACGCGCATACCAGTCAGAAGCAATAGACGCCGTTTTCGACTATTGGCAAGAGGAGGCAGGCAATCCGCTTGTTGATCTTGCGACCGGCTGCGGCAAGTCGTTGGTTATGGCGTCTTTGATCCAGCGCCTTGTTGAAGGCTGGCCTGATATGCGCGTGATGGTCGTTACTCATGTCGCGGAACTGATCGAGCAGAACTATTTGGAATTGCTTGGCGTCTGGCCGTTTGCACCTGCAGGTATCTATTCAGCTGGTTTGGGTCGTCGTGATGCGCGCAGTCAGATCGTGTTTGCTGGCATCCAGACTGTTCACAACAAGGCTCAACAAATCGGACGTGTCGACGTCCTTATGGTCGACGAGTGCCACCTGATCCCGATCAACAGCAACACGATGTATCGCAAGTTCATCGATGCGCTGCTCGAGATCAATCCTGACATGAAAATCCTTGGCCTGACAGCCACGCCTTATAGGCTGGATAGCGGTCGCTTGGATGATGGCGCAGATCGCCTCTTTGACCCGATCGTCAACACCTACGGTGTAGCAGACGGCATCCGAGACGGATTCCTTGCTCCACTCACAAGCAAGCCGACCGCTACTGAATACGACGTCAAAGGAGTCGGGCGGCTTGGCGGAGATTACAAACAGCGCGCTCTGGAAGAAGCAATTAACCGAACCGACCTTAACGATGCAGTGGTTTCAGAGATCATTGCAAAGGGCGCTGATCGGCGTTCCTGGCTTTGTTTCTGTGCCGGTGTGAAAGCAGCTCTAGACGTGCGCGACGAATTCAGATCGCGCGGTATTACCTGCGAGTCCGTAACGGGCGATACGCCAAAGGAAGAACGCCGCCGCATCCTTGAGGACTTTAAAGCATACCGCATCCAGTGCGTAACGAACAATTCAGTTCTTACGACAGGATTCAATCATAAGGGCGTTGATTTAATTGCATTTATGCGCCCGACACTGTCCTTGAGTTTGTACGTCCAAATGGCCGGTCGTGGCACGCGTCCGCTCTATAAGGCAGGTGCGCCGTTGGATACCGTTGAGGAGCGTTTGTCAGCTATCGCGGCAGGCCCCAAACGTAATTGCCTCGTTCTGGATTTCGCGAAACTCGTCGATCGACATGGCCCTGTAGATATGGTCGAGCCGAAAGCGCCAAGCGCTGGCAATGGTGAGCCGCCAATCAAGATCTGCCCGACAGTACCAGACGACAACGGGGCGGTCGGTTGCGGTGAGAAGGTGCACATCTCGCTGATGAAATGCCCATGCTGCGGCTATGACTTCCCACCGAATGAGGATGAGAAGCTAACACGGCAGGCCGCCGACGTTCCGATTGTCAGTACCGCCGAAGCAGAATGGCGCAAGGTGACCGGAAGGACGTTTCACTTTCACGAAGGAAAGGGCGACAAGCCGCCGTCGGTCAAGTGCAGCTACATCGCTGGATATACGCAGATCAACGAATGGCTTTGTCCTCAGCACACTGGTTTCGCACAAACCAAGGCGCATCGATGGTGGACGCAGCACGGAGGCCAGCGGCCTTTCCCCAAAACGGTCATGGAGTGGCTCGAACGCCAGCGCGAACTGCTCACGACCGACGAGATCAGCGTCGTGCCCAACGGCAAATACTGGAACGTGAAAGATGTGCGCGCTGGCCTTAGTCTTGAAGCAGATAACGACAACGTGCCTGAGCCTGCGAACGACAATGTGTCTGTTGGCCTTTCGGAGTTGCTGGATGACGAAATTCCATTTTGAGTGGAGAGAGAGTTGAGTAGCGAACACCTGATAGTTATCGCCAGAAACCATTTGACTGGTGAAATTCAACTGCCACTGGAAGAGTTAACGCTTTATGGCGACGAAGACGAGAACGACGGATTGGTGCGGGGCATTGCTAAGCACTATGACGAAGACTGGGTAATCACCCTGTACGGCAAGAAAGGGCCTGACTACAGCGGGCAGAAGAAAAAGCCTGATTAACTGTTGCGCCGACTGACGACCCCACCACAATAAGCATTACCCAGCCTCACCAGCCACCCACACGAGGAGAATTAAATGACCGACGATACATACGACCCGTACAACGCTAGAACCGCTGCGCAACCGGGCCACAACAACCCACCGACCTCTGCATATGAAGAGATCAAACAGGAAATCGAAGACTTGTTCGACGAGGCGAAGAACTTCGCGGACGGCGAAGCCATCGACAATCAAGCTCTGGCCGACGCTGTGACCGAACTGCACGATAAGTTGCATGAAGCGGGAAAGCGTGCCGATGAGGTTCGCAAAGACGAAGCCAAACCGCACGACGACGCGAAAGCTGAGATCCAGACGCGTTACAACAAGTTGATCGGCAACACTAAGACATCAGGCAAAGGCAAGGTCGTGCTCGGCAAGGAAGTGCTGCAAGGGCTGCTGACCCCATGGCGCAATAAGGTTGCCGCTGAAAAGGAAGCTGCTGCTAAAGCCGCGCGTGAGGAAGCCGACCGCGTAATCCGCGAGGCGCAGGAAGCCATACAGGCGAGCGCTGGTAATCTGGAAGCGCGCGAGCAGGCCGAGGAACTGGTCAAGGAAGCGAAACAGGCTGACCGGTGGGCGAAGCGCGAAGACAAGGCAGCAACGACTGGTACTGGCCTTCGCTCGGTATGGCATTGCGATCTGGTTGACGAAGGCGTCGCGCTTGATTGGGCGTATGGACGTGCGCCAGAGCGTTTCAAGGCTGTCGTTCAAGCAATGGCCGAGGAAACCGTACGTGCCGGTATGCGTCAGGTGCCGGGTTTTACGGTAAGGGAAGAACGGGTGGCGCGGTGATGGTAGAGGTATTTAGTCTTTAAGATCGTATTGGGCGCGATAGTGGTCGCGAACTTCTTCGAATTTGTGAAGAAACTCTCTTGAGGCCGCTGAAATTGCAGGGATAGCGCTCCAACCATCGTCTTGCGTCACAATCCTGACGTCAACATCGAAGCCCAGCGCGATCAATCTCGATTTGATAATTTTAACCAATTCATCTGCAGTCTTCAATTCTTTGGTCATAGCAACTCCTAACTAAAAAACCACTCTATCACACCCCCCGCCAGCCACCAACTGGCGGGTTACCACACACGAGGAGAGAATGAATGCATGCACCGCTACCCAGCGGGCCTTTCGGCTGCGTCCTTGCGGACCCGCCGTGGTCGTTCAGAACATATGGGAAAAAAGACGTTGCGCCAGCACGGGGTCGTCAGCCTTACGGCGTAATGTCGCTCGACGATATCAAAGCGCTACCTGTTGAGCAGGTATGCGCTCGCGACTGTTTGTTGTTCATGTGGACGGTTTCGCACCTGCAGGCCGCTGCAATCGATGTGGCTGCAGCATGGGGCTTCAAACCTGTGAGTGTTGCTTTTGTCTGGGACAAAGGCCGCATGGGCATGGGTTACTGGACACGTCAGGAAGTCGAAATCTGTCACTTGTTTAAGCGTGGCAAGCCTCGCCGTCTATCGAAAGGCGTGCGCTCCCTGATCAAGGCCCCGCGTCGCGAGCATTCCCGCAAGCCAGACGAACAGTACGGACGCATCGAGAAGCTGGTCGATGGTCCTTATCTCGAGCTCTTCGCCCGTCAGGCGTGGCCGGGTTGGTCTTCGTGGGGCAATGAGTCTGAGAAGTATGTGGCGGCCAATGATAACCAAGATTTGCTGGGGAGGGTGGCTTAATGGCGAAACTCACAAAAGCGCAGGCTCAGGCCCACTCTCAAGCAGTTGCCATCCTTCAGCAAGAACAGTTGTCGGAAGACGATAAGGAATTCGTGTACAGAAATTGGAACGAGGGCGCTAACCACGTAAACGGTGCAGCTGGTGCATTCTTCACCCCATTCGATATGGCGTTTGATTTTGCTATAGATGCCGGTGGCGGTCGTATTATCGACCTCTGTGCCGGGATTGGAATGCTGTCTTACGCCATCTGGCAACGCAGCCATTTCAACGACAGCAGGCCACAAATCACCTGTGTTGAGCGCAATGACGATTATCTAGAAGTCGGCAAAAAACTGCTGCCAGAGGCAGAATGGATTCACGCGGACGTATTCGACGTTTTAGATATGGGGCTGGGGCGCTTCGACAGCGCGATTAGCAACCCTCCGTTCGGAAATATCAAGCGGAGCAAAAATTCCCCGAGATACAGCGGCAAGGACTTCGAATTCCACGTAATTGATATTGCTTCCCATCTGGCAGAGTACGGCACGTTCATCGTTCCCCAAATGTCGGCAGGCTTCAATTATTCCGGACTGCAGAGCTATGAGCGCCAAACCAGTGGTAAAGCCGTTAAGTTCCAGGAACAGACAGGCCTACACTTCGATAGTGGATGCGGGGTTGATACTGCCTATTTCATCGATCAGTGGAAGGGCGTCTCGCCTATGTGCGAGATCGTTTGCGTTGACTTTTCTGATGTGCGCCCAGTTGTCGCGAAAGCGCAACCGGCGAACGACAACGTGCCGCCCGTACAGGCTAGTCTATTCGGAGATGCCGCATGACTACCCGCTACCGTCTTCCTCAAAAAAACCGGGGGCACCGTCATCCCGAAAGCGCCCCGGCTCAATGTCCTCTCGAGGGAGAGGTCTTCAAGCGTCCGTCTTGGATAGGTTTGCTTGAAGTAGCTCACCATAACACATCTTCTCAACCAGAAGTTAAAATAAATTCGCGGAGGGCGTTATGATGGTTGCTGACGACATCTGCCACGTCTGCTCCCGCCACGCCGTAGGTCTCGGCGTGCAGGAGGGCAAAGAACCGATCCGCTGGCTATGCAAGGAATGCGCAGACATTGCCGAGCATATCCGCACACGCCGCAGGCTAGACCCTTACGAACTACGCGCTCTTGATACCGGCGTAGAGGCAGTTGGGGAGTTTTTGCAGTCCATAGGCAAAACCGACCTTGCTGAGTGCGACGAGCTCGAAGCGCGCATGCTGGTGAAAGCAGCGTGGGAAGGATGCGGGCGAGGAATGCGGAAAGCTTTGAAGGAAGCGCCGTTTTGACAACTTATGCAATTCAGGCTGGTGCGCTGCGTACAAACCCATCGAGCGGGCCAGATGGCGTCGGTGTTCAAGAGGGCATCGCGTACACCTTGGAGGCAAGAGCGGAGGTGCAGGCAATATGCGCTGCGCCAACGGCCCATACCGACAACCGCCCGATTGCTGTTGCCAGCAAACCCGGCGGCCCAACTCTCCGCTTCCTTTCCGTTTGCAGCGGGATTGAAGCGGCTTCGGTTGCGTGGAAACCTCTCGGATGGCAGGCGGTTGCATTTAGCGAGATAGAGAAATTCCCGTCCGCGGTGCTGGCACATCATTATCCAGATGTGCCGAACCTTGGAGATTTCACAAAGATCGATACATCGGCACTAGGTCGTGTTGATATCCTCTGCGGTGGCACACCTTGTCAGGCGTTTTCAATCGCGGGATCACGAAAGTCGCTTAAAGATGCACGCGGTAACTTAACCCTAGCCTTTGTGGAGCTTGCACATGAGCTTGCAGCAGGAAATGGACTTCGCAACGCCGTCTGGGAAAATGTCCCCGGCGTCCTATCGACCAAAGACAACGCATTCGGATGTTTCCTGGCAGGACTTGTCGGAGCAGATGATCCCTTGCAGTCGCCAGACGGGCATAAATGGCCAAACGCAGGTATGGTTGCCGGGCCACGGGCACGGGCCGCTTGGCGGGTTCTCGACGCTCAATATTTCGGATTGGCCCAACGACGCAAGCGTGTCGTCGTTGTCGCAGATTTTGGAAACGGGGCAGATCCCGCAGCGGTTCTATTTGAGCGCAAAAGCTTGTCAGGGAATTCTGCGCCGCGCAGAGAAACGGGGGAAAAAGTTGCCCCAACAATTAGCGCGCGCCCTACAGGCGGTGGCGGACTTGGAACTGACTTCGATCTCGACGGCGGCTTGATATCGTCAACAGGCAGTGTGCCACAGTGCCTGAATGCCGGCGGCATGGGCCGACAGGATTATGAGACAGAGACGATGGTTGCTCATCCGCTGTTGGCAAAAGGAAACAGCAGCCATGATGAAACGCTTGAGACGTATGTGGCTCATTCCTTGCGGGGCGAAGGTTTCGACGCCAGTGAGGACGGCACAGGGCGCGGAACTCCGATTGTTCCTGTCTCTCAGCCTTACACGCTAGCAATTCGTGGACGTGGTGAAAGCCATGATCTCGAATATCGTCAGGATGGCACCGCCAACGCTTTACTTACTCCAAATGGCGGTCGCGCTGGTATCGGTGTTGGTGCCGTTTGCGCGCCTGTTGCCTACGACCTCCGCAACGGAACAGAGGGCCACGTCACGCAATCATTGCAAGCTGGCGGGATGGGAGAGGACCGCGGGTTGTGCCCGAATGCCATCCCCCACACAGTATCCAATTGGGCCGTCCGCCGCTTGACACCAACCGAATGCGAACGCCTGCAGGGCTTTCCAGACGGCTACACGAATATCCCTTGGCGGAATAAGCAAACCAGCCCGGATGGCCCGCGCTACAAAGCATTGGGCAATAGTTGGGCCGTGCCGAAGTTCAAATGGATTGGCCAGCGTATCGAGCGTTTCATGCCGAAAGCAGTAAACGACAACGAAATCAGGAAGCCTGACGCTTTGCCTCGAGCGTGTTGAGAAGGTCGCTAAGTTCCTTGGCATCGCGGTAGTTCAGACCTACCGCCTGCCGAGATCCCATCTCGACTAGCTTTTGAGCTTTCTGATCAAACACTGACCAAGTGTCGTTTACTCCGTTCGATGTCTTGTAGCGTCCACCGATGTACCGTCCACCCGTTAATGTCGATCTGCTCATGCGAGTCCTTTCAAGGAACGAATCAATTGAAAACAATGAGTACAGCTATGGTTAATTCAGCGCAACCTTTGGTCAATGATGCTGACCCAATGCTCGACGTCGCGTTGTCGTATCGGGCGCAGAACTGGCCCGTATTTCCGTGTCGCCACTGCGACGAAGAAATCATTGATCCACAAACCGGCGAAATTGAAATCCTAGCCACCAAGACTCCACTCACCAGCAACGGGTTCCGCGGCGCGACGCTGAATGAGCGCATCGTTCGCGAATACTGGCGCCGCAATCCATCCGCTATGATCGGCGTGCCAACCGGTGCACCAATTGGCGCATGGGTGCTGGATATCGATCCGAAACACGGCGGCGACGAAACGCTTGCAGCGCTGGAGGCCGAACACGGCGTATTGCCTGCAACCCTGACAGCAGAAACCACGAGCGGCGGCCGTCACTATTTCTTCCGTCATCGTCAGGGCGTTCGCAACCGCGGCGCGCTTGGTGCTGGCGTGGATGTGCGCGGTGATGGCGGTTATGTCATTGCAGCTGGCAGCGTGCCGGAGGTCGGACTGCCTTATCGCTGGGTGTCTGAGCAAGAGCCGGTCGACGCTCCAGACTGGTTGCTGGAGCTGGTGCTGCCGCGCTCATATGAGAGCACATACACCGCAGCGCCGTCTGTCAGCGGCAAGATCAACGATCGTTATGTAGAGCGTGCAGTTCAATCCGAGCTGGACGACCTTGCGCTTGAACCGATGGGCAACCGCAACAACCGCTTGAACGACGCCGCGTTTCGTTTGGGCACTTTTGTCGGGGCGGGCGCACTTGCTGAATCTGAAGCGCGCGCTCTGCTGCAAGACGTGGCACGAGGCTGGGGCCGCGACTGGCCGCGTTGCGTCAAGACGATCGACAACGGACTTGCTGCTGGTGCGCGGAGCCCACGCACTGTGCCGCAGAATGACAACGACAACACACGTCTGGTTGATATCAGCAGGATGATTGCCAATGGCTTGGCTAAAGCTGAGGCGCGCACTGACATTGTTGCAGAGCCAGTCGCGGACTTAGATGAGAATATTAGCAATAGTGAACAAACCACTGAAAATAAACGCGCAATCATCGCAACTCCTTTCGTGTGGAAAGACCCGTCGACGCTTCCACGGCGCGAGTTTGCGTTTGGTAAGCACTTCATTCGCAAGTATGTTTCAGTGACGGTCGCGCCGGGCGGTCTTGGCAAAACTGCGAACAGCATCGTCGAGGCATTGGCCATGGCGTCGGGTAAAGCGCTCAATGGCACGAAACCGTCGAAGCGTCTGAAGGTCTGGTTGTTCAATGCCGAAGATCCGCGCGACGAACTTGAGCGCCGTATCATGGCGGCATGCATTCATTTCAATCTGAAGCCAGCAGATATCGATGGGCATCTCTTTCTGGACACCGGCCGCGAGCAGGAATTAGTCATTGCGATCGACGACAAGAAAGGCGTGCGGATTCAGGAGCCGGTCGTTGAAGCTGTCGTCGAAACGATCTCTGAACTTGGCATTGACGTGATGATTGTTGACCCGTTCGTATCGACGCACCAGGTCAATGAAAACGACAACGGCGCAATCGACAAGGTGGCCAAGCTTTGGGCGCAGGTCGCTGACCGCACGAACTGCTCAATCGATATCGTGCATCATCTGCGTAAGGTGAGCGATCGTGAAGCTACGGTCGAAGATGCACGCGGTGCTGTGTCCCTAATCGGTGCGGCGCGCTCAGTGCGTGTGCTTAATCGCATGTCGGAAGCGCAAGCCAGTGAGGCTGGCCTTACACACGAAGCGCGGTTTTCGTATTTCAGTGTAGTCTATGGCAAATCAAACTTGTCGGCACTGTCGCACAAGGCTGACTGGCGCAAGCTGGAGAGTGTCGCGCTCGGGAACGGGCAGGGCCTGACCAAGCCTCAAGACCATGCGCCGGTCGTGACGTCGTGGGCGTGGCCGACGAGCGAGGAAGTTGCCGAAACGCTCACCGAAGACGAGCGCGACGCAATCCGTGGCGTTGTGAACGGCGGCATGTATAAGCCGGCACCACAGGCCAAGGATTGGGTAGGCCGTGCCGTTGCTTACGCGCTGCAGCTGGACGTCGACAAAGAGGCCGACAAGAAGCGCGTCGGAATGATCACCAAGGCGCTGTTCGCGGAAGGATTCTTAATGAAGGTGGAAGACCGGGACCCTGTTCAGCGTAGGGCGACGACGTTTGTGAGAGCGATGTGAAAAGAGCGCCCTACGGGGCGCTTTTTTGTTTCGTAGCTTTGTCTCTTTGCTTAATGCCGTTCACTTTATTTTCAGGTAGCTGGTCATAAATATCAGCAAGCATATTTCTGTTCGTGATGGTCTTCTCTACAATAAGATTGAATATAAGAAAAAGTTTGTTTGCAGTAGTTCTGTCTTCGTTTAGATTAACCGACCCGTAGTGAACCGATTCATTGCCCAATATCCTTATGATATCCATCGACCTTTGAAGTTCTTCGCTTAAACCCAACTCCACCAAGTTCTTAATATTGCCATTGATGTCGTCACCTTTCAGTCCAATGAAATTAAGCAACTTTTCCAGCGCGACTCGCAAAATAGCGGCAGAAGCACGGGGCGATATCGCAAATATTTCCGCTGCCTCGTTATAATCAGGCAATATTTCTGCTGGTGTATCGACATGTGCTCGTGAGACTTCTAATTTTAATGGATAGACCATTCTCTCGCCGATCCAAATTGAGAAGTCTTTACAATTGTCACACTGTGCGAACCAAGTGAGACGCATCGGACTAGCTGTCATCGCTGTTCCACTCTCTATGAATGGCGCAGTGGGTAGCTCCTTTTTGAGTAACGGAAATGTGCTCGTACCCAGCGAAATGCTGGCCTGCAGGTCTCTTAGAGTCTGTGAGGTTTTCAAATTTTCTAAGTCTTTTTCAGGAGTATTAGCCATTACGCTTACGCCGCAAGTTAGCCAACTCTGCCTAGAATAGACGCCACAATGTGGACAGTTGAATGCTGTTTTTTCGATTGAAGGTAAGTTCATTTCACACCCAAAAATAGAATCACTGCGTCGATTTCACCATACAATAATCCGCCGCAACACAACCCGCTGTCACAATCAAAATGCAACCCTAGGTAACGCGTAAGTCTTGTTGCGTAAGTCTCAAAAAACCTAAAAAGACTTGCGCAAAAGCACGCTGCTTTTAGTGCGTAAGAGTTCTTATATAGAAACTTACGCACAAAGCGCGCAGCGCGTAGTTCTATGCGTTTGAGAACTACGCACTTTTAGAAAATTTTCCTGATTGAAAAATACAACCTGATTTGAGGTTGGTTGAAATTATGCCGGTCGACGCTTGACCGACCTGTCACTCCCACCATGATGTGAATTGTCGGCCTACCAAGCTGACACACCATGAATACGAGGAGAGACCATGACACGAAGACGTGCGCTGAAAGGCGCGTCATCCAACAAGCCCAATCCAAGCAAGCGCAATTCCAAACCAAGCACAACAAAAGCCACAATCCAAACCGTGCGCATTAATGGCGTTCGAACAATTATCACGACACGTGACGGCAAGGTGACAACAAAAGCAGCCCTGCCTCTGGAATGGGAATTGCAAGCTGCACAAGTTCGCAGCCTGCGTAAACTGCCAGAATACGTTCACACAGCGAGAGACGTTCGACCCGGCACGTTCACACTGGCTGGAGATCAGAACGCAGCCAAGCGTGGACCCAAGGCAAGAGCTGAAGCATTAGCGGCAGGACTGACGCCGGGAGAAGCAGACGTTCGGATTTACCTCTACGGTGGTGTGCTGCGGCAGATTGAAAACAAGGTCGGCAAGGCCAGGCTCGAACCAAGCCAGATAACCCGCCACCCGTTGCTTGATGCTCTTGGCTTCCCCGTGGTGGTTGTCAGGGCAGTGACCGAAGAAGATGCAGCAGAGCAGGCAGTGAGGCTGGTTAAAGGCTGGCTGCTGGAAGCTTCGAACGATAACCAACCAAAAACACACGGGGAAGCAGCATGAGCAAGTCGACACGCCACGGATCGATCGCCGAGCAACTCAAAGCGCTTATGGCCTACCGCAATCGTCCTGAAGAAGAATTCGAGCCGATGCAGACTAACTGGTCGGTGACGCCAGCTGCGAATGACAACGACCCTGAAGAAGTTGCAGACATGGGCTTCGAACGTAAACGCCTCGTCACTCCGTCGGTACAAGCCATAATGGACAGCGTTGCAACTGGTGAAGTGGAAACCAACGACCGAGGCCAGACTGTAAGGATTGGTCGTTTGCGTTTCAGTGACGGCAACCAGACAGAGGTTGGTTACGTGTTGGGAATTGATGGCGACGTCATCCAGGCAGATATCCGGATGCCAACGGGTTCAATGCTTGGATCTCGTGACAAAACGGATGTGCAGTCGGGTGGCGGCGCTGACCCAAGGCACATAGTGGACAGCAATCACTATTTCGCAGCTACGCTGGATACTCAACCATCCCGTTACATTCCTTCGAAGAAGCGTCGCAATGGTCAGAGTTTCACAGCAGAACAGTCAGCACAGACCTTAGCTGAAGCATACGCGAACACCGACATGTCGAAGGTCACCTACACCCGATACCCGAAAGGGTTGCCGTGTGGATCGCCAAAGATAGCCGATAGCTTCCTTGGTATGCGAAAGACAACATGTGCAGGAGGCGGTGGAGAGGCTTGGGAAGATACGCTGTCAGCAATGATCGAACGCAATGTTTGGTTTGATGCGTTGCAGGATTTGAAGGACAGGGATCGAGAGGTGTTGGACATGGCTATGGGTAACACGAGTTTGGAGAGTATTGGACGAAAGGACGGATACGGCAGTAAATATGCGACGGTAGCTGGAAGGCGACGGCTAATGGTTGCCAACGATAATTTTGCAGCCATTTTGAAAAAATGTGCTGCATAACCTGACTTTTGGGGTGTCTCACGGAGAGTATAGTGAAGGGGTTCAACCGCATAGCGGTTGCCCCACACTGTTCCGTGCGCAATGGCGACGGACCCGAAGACATGCTGCAGTAAGGTGCAGTCTCTGAGCTTCGGGTAACTACCTGACGATAGTAGAAAGCACGTCGACCCCACTGGCTTTGCCATGCGTCACCTGCGCTGTCGTCAATCTGAAAAGCAAGCGCAATCCCCTGCAGTCATCGGCTCGCAGACATAGGCAGTGCACGCCTGCATTGCGCTTGCCAATCCATTCAAATCCCCGGCGCCGTTTCTCCTCCGGCAGACGGGATGCGGCGGGTTGAGCTCATTCCTGTGGGCTCCCCGTCGATCAATTCGCCCTTGTAGCTCAGTTGGGAGAGCAACTGCCTTGTAAGCAGATGGTCCGGGGTTCGATTCCTCGCGAGGGCACCAATTCAATGCGGAGTGGAGAAGTGGTCATCTCGTCTGGTTCATACCCAGAAGACCGTCGGTTCGAATCCGACCTGCCGCAACCAAACAAGACCAGCAACGCCTCTGACATATGCGCACCCAAGCTGGTTGCTTTTCGGGGAGGCCGACCATGACACAACGCACATGGCTTCGCCTCTATAAGACAGCCCGATGGCAGCGAATGCGAGAGCGACATCTCACAGAGCAACCGCTCTGCATGTTCTGCTTGCAGGTTGGTGACGTTGAACCGGCGACTGTTTGCGATCATGTCATCGCTCATAAGGGCGACGAGTTCCTTTTCTGGGATGCAGGCAACCTCCAGTCGCTTTGCAAGACGTGCCATGACCGAACCAAGCAGCGCTTGGAGCTAGGTCAGGACATCGTGACCTTCGGGGGCGACGGGTGGCCGGTTTGACCCCCGGGGGGGGGGCATCAAAAAGTCGACGAAGGTCGAAAACGCCGGAACGGCGAGGGTCCACAGCGCACGCATCCACAATTCAAATTATGACCCCTGTGAAGGATTTATGCCATGGCGAGGCCAAGAACGCCTCGCGCCAAGGCGGCAGTTGAGGCAAGCGATAAGAAAAACCCGCAGCGCTTTAAAAACCGCACCGACGCCAAGGCTGATGGCCCGCTCGGCAATCCTCCCGCTTGGTTGAAGGATACCCCAGAGCTCAAAGCCAAGGCTGCATGGAAGCTGTTTGAAAAAGAGCTGCCGTGGCTCAACCAGTCACACCGAACGTTGGTCGGTATGGCTGCCAATATTCAGGGTCGCATCATGGCTGGGCAAGAAGTTGGCGTGCAGGCGATGAACTTGCTGCGTCAGATGCTTGGCCAGATGGGCGCAACGCCTGCGGACGCATCGAAAGTTGCGACTGGCGACGACGGTGATGAGAAGGACGATCTGCTTGACTGATATGCCTGCGCTGGAGCGTGTGAGCGCCTACGCGCAAGCTGTCCTTGACGGCACTGAGATTGCAGGCCCGCACGTTCGGAACGCTTGCCAGCGTCATTTCGACGATTTGGCGGCAGGACATGAGCGCGGGCTCTGGTTTGACGACGAGGAAGCGGATCGCGTGTTTCGCTTTTTTGAAGAGCGCTTGAAGCTTTCAGAAGGCCAGTTCGAAGGCAAGCCCTTTAAGCTGCACGCATCCCAAGCCTTCAAGCTCGGCTCGCTGTTCGGTTGGAAGCGTGAAGACGGTTCCCGTCGTTTTCGTCGTGCCTATATCGAAGAGGGCAAGGGCAACGGCAAATCGCCATTCGCTGGCGGTGTCGGTCTATTTGGACTGATCGCCGACAAGGAAGCTGGCGCGCAGATTTACGCCGCCGCTGCCAAGAAAGAACAGGCCGGCATTCTATTCCAAGACGCTGTGAAAATGGCCCGAGCCGCACCTGCTTTGATGCAGCGCGTGAAGTTCAGCGGCGGTATCGGTCGCGAATTCAATATCGCGCACCACAAATCGCAGTCTTTCTTCCGTCCGATCTCTAAGGATTCGGGAAAGTCGGGTTCTGGTCCACGTCCGCACTTCGCGCTTTGCGATGAGGTGCATGAGCATCCAGACCGATCGACGATGGAAATGCTGGAGCGTGGCTTCAAGTTTCGTCGCCAGCCGCTGCTCCTGATGATTACAAACTCTGGCAGCGACAAGAACAGTATTTGCTGGGAAGAGCACGAGCACGCAGTTCGGGTTGCAGCGGGGACGCAGACGCCAGACGAGGTTTTTAACTACGTCGGTGAAGTCATAGATGACACGACGTTTGCATGGGTTTGCGCGCTCGATAAGGGCGATGACCCTTTAAATGATCCGACTTGCTGGAAGAAAGCTAATCCACTTCTCGGTGTGATTCTGACGCACGAATATCTTGCGGGAGTTGTTGCTCAGGCAAAACAAATGCCGGGCAAGCTTAACGGAATCCTGCGACTGCACTTTTGCTGCTGGACGGATGCCGATAAGGCGTGGATGCCGCGTGAGACTGTCGAAAGCGTCATGGACGACTTCGACCCCGAAGATGATCACGCTGACAAGCCGGTTTTCATGGGTGTCGACCTTTCGGGCAGTAAGGATATGACTGTTCTTGCCTGCGTGGTTCCTACGGGTTTCATGGAGATGGAACGCGACGACGGAGCTACCGTCAGTCTGCCGACCTTTGATGCGTGGGTTGAGGCTTGGACGCCACAAGAAACTCTGCAAGCCAGAGCTCAGGCCGACAAAGCGCCATATGAGTTATGGGTGCAGCAGGGCTGGCTTAACGCCACGCCGGGCAAACGTGTGCGATATGACTTCGTCGCGGCGCGCCTTCAGCAACTTGATCAGCAGTTTGAAATCAAAGCCATCGCATACGACCGCTACGCTTACGACAAGTTTCGCGAAGAGGTGGACGCGCTCGGCATTGAAGTCGATCACGTTGCACATCCGCAGGGTGGCAAGGTCAGGGCTAAGCCTGAACCAGCCAAGGTCGAAGCCGCAAAAGCTGCTGGCCTGCCACCTCCTCAAGGCCTGTGGATGCCGGGCTCGGTGCTGGCGCTAGAAGACTTGATCATCGACGGGCGCATTCGTTTGAGGCGAAACCCGGTGTTGATGACAGCACTCATGGGCGCCACGTTCGATCACGACCCGCAAGAAAACAGATGGTTTGTCAAAACAAAAGCATCGGTGCGCATTGATGCGGCTGTCGCACTTGCAATGGCTATTGGTGCTGCGATGGACACCCAGATTGAGCCAGAAGAAAACCTAGATGACTTCATCAATAACATGGTCGTCATCGCCTAACTCACGACGGAGCGAATATGGGCTTCATTGATAGATGGGTCGGAAAGCCCATCAAGCTCACCGACGGCGAGTTCTGGCGCGGCTTCTTCGGCCTTGGAACTACGTCAGGTGAAAAAGTCACTTATGAAAAGGCTCTTGAGCTCGATGCTGTTTGGGCGTGCGTAAATCTTGTAGCTAACTCGGTAAAGACGCTGCCATGCAACGTGTTCAAAGACGACGGCGTTACAATCGATCGTGAAAACGTTCTTTATGAGCTGCTTCACGATATGCCCAATCTTGACGACACGGCGTCCGATTTTTGGGCCATGGTTGCGATGTGCCTTTGTCTGGATGGTAACTTTTTTGCGGAAAAGAAGATGATCGGGGGGCGCCTAAAGGCGTTAATGCCGATTCATCCTCTTGCGGTTAAGGTTTGCAGAGATGACGAAAACGATCGCTATTACGAAGTAACTGAAACGTCGAAGGGCAAGTCAGGCAAACCTCGTCGTATCAGTGAAGACAAGATGTTTCACGTTCGCGGGATGGTAATTCCAGGCTGTGATCGCGGTCTTTCGCCTATCGGCGTGGTCAGGAACACCGTTGGTAATGCGCTTGCGGGTGAAAAGACCGCTGGCAAGATGTTTGCCAATGGTATGCAGGTTGCGGGCGTTCTTTCATCGGACCAGATCCTGAAAAAGGAACAGCGTCAGCAGCTTGGTGAAGTGCTTGGGCAGTTTGCAGGATCTGAGAAGGCCGGTAAGATTGCTGTTCTAGAAGCTGGGCTTAAATACCAGCAGCTGACGATCAATCCGCAAGACGCACAGATGCTTGAAACACGCCAATTCAGCGTTGAGCAGATTTGCCGTATCTTTGGCGTTCCACCTGTCATGATCGGACATGCCTCAAACGGCACAACGACATGGGGCAGCGGGATTGAGCAGCTTATTCTGCAGTTTACTAAGACCTGCCTCACTCCGTTGCTGAGAAGCATTGAATCGGCAGTCTATCGCGATTTGCTGGACGCAAAGACGCGCAAAACGACTGTCGTGAAGTTCAACATGGAAGGCTTGCTCAGAGGCGATAGCCAGGCGCGCGCTGACTTCCTGCAGAAGATGGTCAACACCGGCATTTATACGCCAGATGAGGCCCGCAGTTACGAAAACAAGGCCTCCAAACCGGGCGGCGATCAGCTCATCGTCAACGGAACAATGCAACCTTTGCACGGCATCGGCCACAACGGCGGACCATCGCTTGATGACGCGCCCGAAACGCGCGCTGCTTAAGGGATTTCAATGAAGTATCAGAATATCCTCTCGGCATTCGCTGCCGAGCCTTGGGCAATTGCGCCTGAAAAACTCGAAGCTATGACCGCCTTCCTGCTGTTTAAGGCAGAAGGCGGCAACTTTTCGCCTGATGAGGTCGCGGCCCGCATCAGCAACAAGCGTGCGAATGAACTCGCAAAGACGGAAGGCGCAACTGCTGTCATCCCTGTTTATGGCGTACTTGCGCAGCGCATGGACCTCATGTCTGAGATCAGCGGCGGTGTTTCCTACCAGTCTCTGAAGCGAAGCATCCACGAGGCGCTCGCCAATGATGATGTGAAGGCTGTTGTTCTGGACATTGATAGTCCGGGCGGGGCTGTTCCGGGCACTGATGAGCTTGCGTCTGAAATCCGCGCCCTTCGCGGTGGTGACAAGCCAATCATTGCACAGGTCAACAGTTTGGCGGCAAGTGCAGCGTACTGGATTGCATCTGCGGCCGACGAGATTGTTGTCACGCCATCCGGCCGGGCTGGTTCTATTGGCGTTTACACATCACACGATGATGTTTCTGCGTATCTCGAGAAGAATGGCGTTAAGCGCACATACATCTCCGCGGGCAAATATAAGGTCGAAGGCAACGAAGTTGAGCCTTTGGGTGAAGATGCCCGACAGTTTATCCAGGATCGCGTTGATTATTCTTATCGCCGTTTTGTTGAGGCAGTGGCGGAAGGCCGCGGCGTCACGAAGTCCAAAGTAGAGGACGGGTTCGGCCAAGGTCGCGTGTTCTTCGCACAAGAGCTTCTGGACCGTGGAATGGCTGACCGGATCGCCACGCTAGACGAAACGCTGGCGAGATACGGTTCCGATGCGACACCTCAGCCAATTCGGCGCATCAAAGCTGCAAACACTGCGCGCGCTCAGGATGCTGACACGCTAATCGCGAAGATCCGCGCAGGTGAAGAAGTTTCAAAACGTGAATTCGAGAACGGCCTCAAGGGTCTTGTTGGCTGTTCGAATTCAGAGGCAGAGCGGGCCGCTCGGCTCTACCTCAAGTCTGATCAGGGGGAACCTGATGTCGATGCGGATGCTGCTGTTTCGGCGGCGCTAGATCAGCTCATCGCTGAAACAAAATCGTTCAAAATTTAACATCAGGAGGGCTTTATGCCTGAATTGAATATTGCTGAAAAGATTGGCGAACTTGGCCAGTCGATTGCTGCCATCAAAGAACAGGTTGGCAATCTGGGTTCCGAATACACTGCAAAGCTGGAACAGGCCGGTGCGGTTTCTACGGACCTCAAGGAAAAGACCGATAAGGCGCTGTCGCAGCTTGGTGAAGCCACTACGCGTATCAGCGAACTTGAAAAGCGCGCAGCTCGAAAGAAAGAAGTCGAAACTGCTGGCTTTAAGGGCCTCGGCGACTATCTGGTCGAATCCGAAAAGTTCCTCGCCATGGACAAGGGCGGTCGCGGTTCCGTTCGCGTAAAGGCCGAACGCGCAGATATCACTTCTGCCAACACAACTGTCGGTGCCGGTCGATCGGATACAACGTCGCTTGTGTCGGGTCATCGCGTGCCAGGCATTATTGCTCCGCCTAACCGCACCTTCACGATCCGTGATCTGCTTGCACAGGGTGAAACCTCGAGCAACAGCATCGAATATGTGAAGGAAACTGGTTTCACGAACAACGCCGCTCCGGTTGCCGAAGCGCGACCACGCCGAAGCCGAAGTCGGACATTACGTTCGATCTTGAAACGACGCCTGTTCGCACGATCGCTCATATCTTCAAGGCTTCCCGCCAGATCATGGACGACGCGCCAGCACTGGCTTCGTACATCAATGCGCGCGGCACGTACGGGCTTAAGTTTGTTGAAGAAAACCAGCTGCTCAACGGTGACGGCACCGGCCAGAATCTGAACGGCCTTCTGCCGCAGGCTACTGCATTTGCTCCAGCGTTTACGCCGGCATCCGCGAACGGTATCGATCGTCTGCGCCTCGCAGTACTGCAGGTCATTCTTGCCGAGTATCCAGCAACCGGTTTCGTCCTCAATCCAACTGATTGGGCCAAACTGGAACTGACGAAGGACGGCGAAGGTCGTTACATCATCGGTAACGCTCAGGGCTCGACCGCTCCGACCCTCTGGAATCTTCCAGTTGTTCAGACACAGGCCATGGCAGTCAATGAGTTCCTAACCGGTGCGTTCAATCTTGCCGCTCAGATCTTTGACCGTCAGGACGTGGAAGTTCTGCTTTCGAGCGAGAACGAAGACGACTTCGTCAAGAACATGCTGACGATCCGCGTGGAAGAGCGCCTTGCTCTTGCCGTGTACCGTCCAGAAGCATTCGTTAAGGGCGACGTCGAGGAATAATAGCGGCTGGGAGGCTTCGGCCTCCCTCCCTTTTGGGAGGGTTTAATGGCGCTATTAGAGCTTGAAACAGTCAAACGCCACTTACGCGTCTTTCATGATGACGAAGACAGCCAGATTGAGATCTATACGGCTGCTGCGGAATCTATCGTTACAGAGTATCTCGACCGAGAAGTAGTTGCTACCGGCGAAACGCCTGCCTTGCCTGATGGCATTGCTGTTGGTCCCGCTATTGTCGCTGCAATTTTGTTGGTTACAGCCGATCTGTACGAGAACAGAGAGCCTGACATGAGTGCGCAAGGAGAGGTTGTATTGCCTCGACACGTGCGTGCTCTATTGGCTCCTTGGCGAGTTTGGCGTTCAATCCCTGATGAGGAATAAAGAATGCAACCAAAGAATTACAAAACCGACGGCGGCGATACGCTCGTCATCGGCGGCACGCTGAAGGTTGAAGCCGGTGCAACGGTTGAAGGCCTTGAAGGCGGTGGAGGCGGCTCAACTGCTTGGGCCGACATTACTGGCAAGCCGGCCACATTTGCACCGACGGTTGGTACAACGGCATCCACTGCCGCTGCTGGCAACCACAACCACGCAGTGACAGCCGACGCTGGAAGTGGTCTTGCGGCAGCTGCCAATATTCAGGCTGCTTTCGTTGCGCTGTCGGCACGCGTTAAGGCGCTCGAAGACGCTGCTGGCTAATGCCCCACGTCCGCTTCGCAGAAGACTTCGACTGGAAGCCACTCCCGCAAGTCACGATTGCCTATAAGGCTGGCTGGTCTGGCCTTGTGACTACACCGTGCGCAATTGCTGCAATCGAACGAAACAAGGCTGTTCGCCTGAAAACTCCGAGAAAAGGTGAGAAGGATGGCGACACGTAAAGGCGCAGGCGCGCTCAACAACATCGTCGTCTTTCAGCAGCGTGAAGCGGTGAGGGACGAGGGCGGAGGCACTAGCCAGGATTGGGTCGACAAGTTCGAAACGGCCGCTCGTTTGCAGCCCCGCCTCGGTTCCGAAACGGACATCGCCGCTCGTACGCAAGGCATCCAGCCTTATACGCTTGTTGTTCGCAGTGAACCGCGAACACGAGGCGTTACGCCGTCATGGCGCGCGAGAAACAAGCGAACTGGCATTCTTTACGAGATCCAGTCTTGTGCGAACCCCGACGAGGTTAATCAGTACATCGAAATGCGCGCTGTCGTGCAGGGCGGTGGCTGATGGCTATCGGCGCTCGAATTCTGGGGCTTGCTAAACTCGAACAGAAATTCAAACGCTTGCCGAAAGTCGCTCGCGACATGGTTCGTGGTGCGATGGAGCAGGGCGCTGACGATATCGTCGATATGATGAAACGTCGTGTTGCTGAAGACGACGGCGCACTAAGGGAAAGTATCGGTTGGACTTGGGGTAAAGCGCCAAAGGGCAGCATGGTTATCGCAACCGTCGAAGCCAGCCTTGCAGCTGATTGGACGATCACGATCTATGCAGGCAATAAAGAGGCTTATTACGCGCGCTGGATTGAATTCGGCACGGTAGGATTTGCCAATAAAGGCATGTTCCCCGGCACGAAGAATCCCGGTCAGGGAAAGCAGCCATTCTTCTACGTGACGTGGCGGGCCAAAGACAAAGAAACAAAACGCCGTATTCGTCGAGCCATCACCAAAGCAGCGAAAACAGTAGCCGCAGGAGGCTGATGGATGGACCCCGTATGGGAACTTCAAACCGCGATCTATGCGCGGTTATCGCAGAATGCTGCGCTGACAACGCTAATCGGCGCTGACAAAGTCTATGACAATCCTCCCGCCGATCCTAATGGCAATATACCGGCCGCGACCTATCCATATGTTTCATTCGGCAGCGCTTCATCTTCTGATGACAGTGCCGATTGCGTTGATGCGGTTGACGTCACATTGCAGATTAATTGCTGGTCGTCGTTGCCAAGTCAGAAACAGGTTCGGCAAGTCGCGGACGCTGTCACCAAGGCACTTAGACGATGGGAGCCGCCGCTCGCGGTGAACGCTCTCGTCACCTTCGATTATTGGCGGACTGACTACATCCGCGCTCCCGGCATCAATCAGGCTTCTATCCAGTACACGGCCGTCATCGAGACGCCGTAGCCGCACAGCCGGATTTCACCATTCATTCTCTTTTAAGGTCGCCATAGGCGGCCTTTTTTGTTGGAGGCCGCATTGGCTCAAGCAACGACTATCAAGGGCGGCAAATTCCGCGTCCTTATCGGCAACGATGCCGACCCAATTGTATACGAAAACCCGTGCGGCTTCACGCAGCGGTCTATTACAATCAACAAAGGCCTAGAAGAGGTCAATGTTCCTGACTGTACCGATCCTGATAAGGTCGATTGGGTTGGGCGCGATGCAACCAGTCTTTCGATGAGTATCAGTGGGGAAGGCGTACTTGCCGCTGAAAGCGTCGATGTTTGGCTAGATGCGGTCGACAGTCTCGAATCCATTCCAGTGAAGGTAGAGTGGGAATTCCCTGCAAAAACCATTACGTGGACCGGCTTCATGCATGTTGAAAGCATTGAGGCGGGCGCAACCAATGGCCAGCGCGCGACCCTGAATGTCAGCTTGCAGTCTGACGGTGTTATGGTTCGCACATCTACCCCGGCTACACCATAATGAGCCGTGACGCGTCGATCGAACTAACCTGGGCGGATGATAATTACACCTTCCGCCTTGGGTGGAGCGAACTCGAAGCACTCCAGGAGGCCTGCGATGCGGGCCCCTGGGTTATCCTCGAGCGCCTTCACAGCAAGCAATGCCGATCTGGTGAAATTGCTGATGTTATCAGGCAAGGGCTGATCGGTGGCGGTTTGAAGCCGCCTGAAGCCACAAAGCTGGTTCAGAGATACGTCAAGGAGCGCGTGTCTGATTTGGCTGAGAATCTCTTGTTTGCGATAGCGATTTTGCAAACCGCCCTTCAGGGAGCGCCTGACGAGCCAGTGGGGGAGCCGGGGGCGGCAAGTCAGGAGGGGAACAACTCGACAGTCTCCCCAATGGAAAGATCAGATTTGCCGCAATCTACGGAAACGGTGCAGTTCTAGGATTTACGCCGCAAGACGTTGGGAAGATGTCGATGTGGCAATACATGGCTGCACTTGACGGTTACATCAAAGCGAATACGCCAGACGAGCCCGGCAAGCTTTCAGAATCCGAGAAAGACGATCTTTGGGATTGGATTAAGGCTGGGTGATCCAGCTTAGTTAGGAATCTTCCCACTCTCGTAGAAATCGAGACATTTCCTTAGACGATTTACGTGTTCGGCCTGTGGGATCGCTTTGGTGTAAGCCTCGTCGAATGTCGGACTATTGCTGGTAATTTTCCCGCAATCGTTGGCGAACGCCTGCCTCTTCAGCATTTCTGCAGCACGGTACTCATTCCAAAAATAGAACCCGACGAACGCGATAACCGCGATGCAGGCCGCGCCGACCAATACTTTCATCCACATCCCCAAGCTCGCGTGACTGCGAGCTTTTTTCTTATCAGGACATCGTTGAGTATGGCAAGAACCGACCTCGAAAGTCTGGTTGTTCAGCTTTCTGCTGACTTCAAGTCATTTGAAAAAAGCCTGGCTCGCGCCAACGATGTTTCTAATCGCCAATTTAATGCGATTGAACGACGCGCCCGCCAGATGAACAAGAATCTGGATAGTATTTTCACACGCTCATTTAGTGGCCTTACGGCACCACTTGCCGGGATTGGCGCTGCGCTGGGTGTCGATCAGCTTCGCAAGATGACTGATACGTGGACGGATATGACGTCCCGCGTCAACCTTGCCGCAGGATCGATCGATAAGGGCACGGAGGTGATGGGGCGTCTCGGTGAGATGGCGCGCCGTACCTATTCCGATCTTTCACAGACTGCTGAAAGCTATCTTTCTAATGCCACAGCCCTTCGTGAGCTCGGCTACAATACTGATGAATCTCTGAACTACACCGAGGCTTTAAACAACGCTCTCGTTGTGTCAGGAGCCAAGGGCGATCGAGCTGCACGAGTTATTGATGCGCTCGCTAAAGCTATGGCTACTGGTAAGTTGCAGGGCGATAACCTCAATACAGTGATTGAATCGGGTGGACGCGTTGCGGAAGCGTTGGCAGCTGGTCTTGATACGACCGTGGGCGGTCTGCGCAAGCTTGGTTCACAGGGTAAGATCACTGGAAACGACATTGTTCGCGGACTATCGAGCCAGATGGAAACGCTTCGTCAGGAAGCGGCCGACATGCCAGCGACGATCGGCGACGGCTTTACGCTGCTGAATAATGCTCTGCTTCAGTATGTTGGCAATGCTGACAGCGCAGCTGGCGTATCTGCGAAGATTTCCGAAGCGCTGGTCATGATTGCCGACAACTTCGACAAGGTCGCAGATGGCGCCTTGCAGGTTGCAGCAGTAATTGCGGGTGCCCTGGTTGGTAGGTCGCTCCTTGGCATGATCCGTACGCTCGGAACCGCTGGCGTGGCTCTTGGCCAGTTCAGGCAAGCTTTAGCCGCAGCAAGCACAATGGGCGGTTTGGCTACAGCCTTCGGTGGCCTTGGTGCCGCTGCTGGCCCTGTAGGCATGGTCATTGGTGGCGCGGTTGTTTCGTCGCTTATTCTCTACAATTCAACAGTCGGTGAATCGAGTCAGGGAGCCACACTCTTTGCAGAGCGACTAAAAAAGGTTGAAGAGGCCGCTAAATCATCTGGCAATGCCGTCGAAGAAGCTGGCCGACAGAACGACGCGTACACTCAAAACTCACTGAGCAAGGAAGTTGAGGCTTCTGTCGTCGCACTTGATGACGCGCGCGAAGCAGCGGTCAACATGTTGGCCTCTTTTGCTCAAGTTTCGTCGATGAGCCTCATCACTCCCCAGCAGTACGCTGAATTGGCTCGTCTTCGTGATGGAGTAAACGAAGGCACTGTTTCGGCAGAAGACGCCAAACAATCGTTGTTCGCTATGGCGAACGCTGATTACAACTTTCAGGAAGTTGCGGACGCAATTGGCCCGATACTAGATCGTTTGGCTATGGTTTCTAGCGCTGCTCGTGGCGCTGCAGCTGATCTGGCTGCGGTATCTGGCGCGCGTGCGGTCATCGAAGATCGTTCGACCCGTTCAGCTAAAGATCCATACATCATGCAGCGCGAAGCTGCGAATGAGTATGAACGCGACCAGCTTCGCCTAGCTGCTCTCAGCAAGAAAGAACACGCGCTCGAAATGGAGCGGCAGAAAGTGCGAAATGCGGCCACAAAGGACGGCATCGCGCTTACAGAGAAACAAATCGATGCAATTGCACGCGCGAATGTTGCCGCGCAGGAAAGCCGCACATCTGAAGGCAAAAAGCCGGAGAAAGAAAAGGCTGTCCAGAAGTCGACTGATCAAAAGATTGATTCCGATATTCAAGCTGTAAAAGACAGAACGTCCGCGCTTCAGGCTGAAGCACAGATGGTTGGATTGTCTTACCAAGAGCAAGAAAAGCGGCGTATATCTCTTGATCTGGAACAGGCAGCCTTAGCTAAGCTCAGAGATGAAGCGATCAAGAAGGGGCAAACTGACCTTTCTAACATCAAGATTTCAGCTGAACAGCGGGCGCAAATTGACGAGGTTGCTTCTGCCTATGGCAGAGAAGCAGAAGCCTTAAGGTTGGTGCAAGAAAGTCAGTCGCGAGCCGAGCAGGCCGCTGCTGATTTCTATGACACCTTTAAATCTGGAATGATGGGCGCGATCTCCGGTGCAACTAGCCTAACGGACGCACTGAAAAATCTTCTCAGTAAATTGAGCGAGCTCCTTCTCAACTCTGCATTTGATGCGCTGTTTAAACCAACATCTGGAGGTGTTGGAGGCGGATCGTTTGGTGGTGTATTTGATTGGATCGGCGGACTATTCCGTAAAGATGGCGGTCCTGTACATGCGGCAACTGGCGGCTTGATCCGTGGGCCTGGTGGACCACGTACAGACAGCATTCCAGCGATGCTCTCGGATGGCGAGTACGTCATCAATGCGAAGGCTACCAAACAGAACCGAGCACTGCTTGAACGCATCAATAAAGGGCAGTCCTTGGCACTTGCGGGCGGTGGCTTCGCTTCGTTGAAGGCGCCAACTATGCCCAATCTGCGCGGTGCATCTTCAAGTTCAAGCGGCGGTTCGTTCACCTTTGCACCTGTGATCGACGCTCGCGGCGCGGATGTTGCTGCGGTGGCACGTCTTGAACAGGTTGTGGCCCAGCAGCAGGCGCAATTCAGTGGCCGGGTTGTCGAAACGATGAGAAACGCGAAGAAAACCCGCAACTGGAGGGGTAGCTAAGTGGCCATCACATACCCCTATGACATCCTTGCTGACTTTCCGGGCTGGTCTACTGAATTTGATCTTCTCTATCGTCAGGAGATGAGCAGAACCGCGATTGGCCAGACTTTCGTTAAGGACCTTGGCTCACCAATCTGGACGGCTTCATATCAATCCCGCTCCATGCGTTCGAATGAATTGGATGCTTGGCGCGCTCGGTTGAAGGCTCTGGAAGGTGGGCTGAAACAGCTTCTTGGTAGGCCAAAAAGCCGGTGCTACCCGATTGCCTATCCGAATGGGACAGGAATGGGGAACGTTTCGGCGGTCACATTGGCATCTATCGGCGCGAACCGAAACACAGTTGGCCTGTCTGGATTGCCCGGTGGGTATGTCGTCAGCGTTGGCGATTATATCCAGATCGGAAACAGCAATCTGCATCAGGTCGTGAATGTCTCCGGCGCAGAGATTGAGATCAGGCCTCACATCTGGCCCACAACGGTCGTCGGTGATGCTGTGACGCTCGTTCGTCCATCGTGTCGAATGACAATAGTTCCGGGTTCTATCAACACGACTGCTGACGCTTCTACGGGGCGTGGCGTGGTGACGTTCCAGACAATTGAGAGCAGATAGCCATGCGCAATCTTTCGATAGAGAATTACTCAGCGCTTCAAGCGCGTGAGTTGGTTGCGCGTGACTTCATATGGTTCACAGCGCGGAATAGAGCCACAGGAGCGCCGTTCTCCTATGGCTTCTGGTCTGACGTTGGGAATGTGAACGCGCCTATTCTGAACCCAAATACAGGGCTTGCGGAGACAAGAAACTTCGAAGGATCTGGGACACTAATCAAGATCAGCGATATTCCACTGGTCGCCAATCTGACAGTTCAGACGATCACTGTGAACATGAACCAGATCAGTGAAGGCGTTCAGAACATCGTTCGCGGATATGATCTGAAACAAGGCGGCGTCGAAGTTTACCGCGGCTTGTTCTCTCCAGTCTCACGACAGATCGTTTCTCCGGCAATCAATCGCTTCATTGGTTATGTCGATCAGATTGAGATCAAAACACCCAAGGAAGGTGAGGAAGGCTCGATCAGCCTGACCTGTGCAAGCCATTCGCACGAGTTTACGCGATACAATCCAAGCACCCGTTCTCACGAAGACCAGAAGATGCGCGATGCTAACGATGACTTCTTCGTGGATACATCGACGGTTGGGGAATGGGAGCATTTCTGGGGACAGAAGTCCGGCAAGGTCGGGTCAGGCACCTCGCTTCAGCGCTTGGTTTCTGCAGTTAAAGCATCAAACCAATGATCCGTTTGGCGCAAGACGGTGATCGACTTGCGATTTTGGATATGTGCCGACAGTTCCACGCCGAAAGCGGGGTCGGGCTGGCATTTAACCAGGCTGTGGCGATCACAACCATTGATCAAGTGATTGCATCGCCGGATGCTTTGGCGCTCGTCCTAGAGCTCGATGGAGCTATTCACGGCGTGTTTGCCGCTGCAATCGTGCCAAACATGTTCAGTCACGAACAATGCGCCCAAGAGCTTATGTGGTGGGTTGATCCTGCTCATAGAGGTCGTGGCGCGCTTAGGATGCTCACTGAATATGAAGCTTGGGCCAAATCAAAAGGCTGTTCAGCAATAAACATGGTCGGCTTAGGTGCCGATCCAGTGACGACACACGTCTATGAACGCTGCGGATACATCGCGCAGGAAAGACATTTCTTAAAGCGGCTGTAGCCGTTCTCCGAGGACAATATGGCTGTATTTACTGGATTGGCAGCGTTTGCCGCTCCACTGCTGTCGTCTACGTTTTTGTCTGGCGCTCTCGGCGGCGCATTGCTCAAGATTGCGGTGGGCGTCGGCCTCAGTCTGGCCGCTCGTGCGCTAGCAGGTGATAAGGCTCCAGAGGCAGGCGGCGTTAAAGGTCAGTTGCAGGCCGGTGGCGATGTTGCACGGTCGTTGCTGTTCGGAAAGACCTGCACGGCTGGATCACTCGTCTATGCTAATACATGGGGGCGTGATGGCAAAACCCCGAATGCATACTTCACTCAGGTAATTGCGCTCGCAGACCATCCTATCCGTCAGCTCACGGCAATGTGGGTAAACGGTGAGGCTGTCGAGATCGGCACTACTCAGGAAGGCGATTTCGGCTTTCCCATCACTCAGTATCGTGATGGTGATGGCGATAACCACATGTGGATCAGGTGGTACGATGGCACTCAGACTGCCGCCGATAGCTTCCTTGTCAATCGCGTATCGTCATCGCAGCGCCCTTACACCAACAAGAGAGTTGGTAAAGGTGTCGCTTATGCAATTGTCACGTCGAAATACTACAACGAGCTATTTACCGGCTTCCCATCGTTCAAATTCGAGGTACAGGGCCGCAAACTCTATGACATCTCGAAGGATACAACGGCGGGCGGTTCCGGAACTCATCGCTGGAGTACACCTTCAACATGGGGTGGCGATGGTGATGATCTCCTCGCAGTTCAGGTTTACAACCTGTTGCGCGGGATCATTGAGCAGAACACATGGCTATATGGCCTACAGACGGTCACAGCTGCGCGTTTGCCAGCCGTTGACTGGATTTATCAGGTCAACAAGTGTCGCCTGCAGGTGCAAGGCCCAGACGGTTTAGAGCCGCAATTTGTCACTGGCGGCGAAATCGCGGTCAACACTGCGATAGGCGATGCTGTCGATAAACTGCTGACTGGCGGCAATGCGAGACTGATTGAAAGTGCCGGTGTCTATAAGATCCGTGTTGGTGAGCCTGATGCGCCGATAGCCTACTTCACCGACGATGAAATCCTTTCGACTGAGGAACAATCATTTACTCCGTTCTTTGGTCTATCTGAGACAGTGAACGGCATTACAGCTGTTTATCCTGAACCAAAGGAAGGCTGGAACACTAAGGCCGCTCCCCCACTCTATAACCCGACTTATGAAGCAGAAGACGGCAATCGCAGGCTCCTGACAGACGTGCCGATGGATTTTGTCTATCGCCCCGGTCAGGTTCAGCGCTTGATGAAGGCAGCATTGAATGAGGCTCGCCGTGCGCGCCGTCACACATTCGTACTGCCGCCTGCATATTGGACGCTTGAGCCGGGAGATATCATCTCGTGGACCAGTGCGCGAAACGGTTATGTCAACAAGCTTATGCGGGTTGATGGCACTATTGATAAAGCAAATCTCGATATCGTTCTTGATCTAACCGAAGTCGATCCATCTGATTACGACTGGAACCCGGATACCGATTACACGCCACCTGTCTTCGCGCCAATCGGTGTTGTCAGACCTACACCACAGCCAATCATTGATTTTTCAGCGGTCGCAGCTGTTGCACAGGATGACAATGGCAACAATCGACGTTGTGCCATTCTGCTTGGCTGGGATGGTGATCAGGAAGACGTTGATCTTGTCATGTACGAGATCAGAACAGCATGGGATTTGTCGGTTATCTTCGCCGGTCGGACTGAACGCGTGTCGGTTGGTTCGATGCTGGTTGCGCCAGGAATGCTGCTTCTTCCTACGAAGTCGTATAAAATCCGCGCTCGTTACGCGACATATGCAGGTAACAGGCCTTTTGAATGGTCGGACTGGATACCTGTAACGATGTTCGATATCCGGCTTGGGCCGCTGGATATTTACCCCATCGATATAGACCAGCTTAACGAGGATGTTCAAAAGAACCTCGAATGGATCGGTGACAGCTTCCGTTATGTTCAGGAAGAGCTTGACCGTATCGGCGCAGAAGCCAGCGAGCAGGAAAGCACCAACTATTTCGACAAGCAAACGCTTCGTCGGGAAATGTCGGTCACGGCTCAAGGGCTCAAGGCTTCCTACACCGAAGCAATTGAGGTCGCTATCGGTCCCGGTTCAGCAATCGTTACCCGGATTGAGAGCCTTGAAGCCGTCGTAACAGATCCTGTTACAGGTCTTGAGGCCACGGCGTCAGCTGTTGATCTTCTCCAAGCCAAGGTCACAACGCTTGATGGTGTGGTGACAGCTACAGCCAATTCGGTCACGGCACTGACTGCAACAGTGGGCAACTTCTCAGCAACCGGCTTGTTCAGAACAACAGTTGAAGCCACGCCTGCCGGTGCGCTTGCTCGTATCGGCTTGAGTGTCGCAGCGTCTGGTAACGGATCGACATCGCAGGCCGCGATCTTCCTTGATGCGCTTACAGGCGGTCAAAGCAGAGCGGTGCTGAATGCTGATCAGATTATTCTCACCAACGGCACAAACAGTGAAGCGCCGTTTGCTTTCATCGGTGGGCAAGCAACAATGATGTTGGCGCGCATTAATGAAATCACTGCCGGAATAATTCGGTCTCCCGACAATCAGGTCGTTTTCAACCTTGGAAACAAGACACTGATCTTTAGCGATAATACGTGAGGAACCATGGCTCAACGTGTTTTTCTCAGCGGCAATCCGCCTCGGCTTATAACCAGTAAGCCGGGGCAGAACGCTTCCCCGTCATTGGCCGACGATCAGAAGACGTTCGACAGCGACTGGTTTTATGGAGGTGGCATTAAGTTTCATCTCACCGCCAACTCTCTCAACACATCGAGCGTCAACTTTCCAATAGCTTTGAACTACATCCCTTCGGTTGTCGGCATCAAGGTTATGGATATGGATAAGGAGCCTGCAAAGACCTTGAGGATCGAAAGCGGCGTTCCTTCACCTCCAGCCAACGCTAAGTCAATCATTCTTTCAGGTGGAGTGGAAGGGGCTAGCCGGGCGAATATCGGCACGTCCTCGATCTATAATATCCCGCTCCAAACCAACATTTACTATAACTACATCACTCATTTTTTCGTGTTTGAAGCATGAGCAAAAGAATATTCTGCGGTCTTCAAGGCGCGAAAGCATCGTTTCGTGTAGCTCTTCCGGGGCAAGATGCCGAAGTTGGTAATGGACCCATGGTCTATTCTTCAGACAATGACTTCCTTCGCGTCCATACTCGATCCAGTCCATCTGGCGAGGTCATGACAAACATCGGTAGCGGTGGGGCGGGCGGACGCTATCTTTACACGCTGTACAGGACGTTCCCTGATCTTGGTTATCTGCCACTCATTTTCTACACCGTCTGTATCGACAGTGAGGGCGGTTTGAACAACCGCGTGATATTCCCTTGGGATAGCTCGGTAAACACTAGTCGATATCCTGTGGCTGTAAACTGCGCCATATCGAACAATGCGGTTTGGTTCTCGTGTGACGGGTACACCTTTTCGCAGACACTTAAGATCAAATACGTCATCTACAAAAACAGGTTGCTGTAATGCCTCAGAGGATAAAGTTCTCACCGGAAGGCGTGAAGGTTTCCAAGCCTGGCTTTGATGTCGATGTTGCCAGCTTGGAAAACCTCACGATGTATCCGGGTATGGAGCCAATGAGGCCCATACATTCAAATTCGGCAACGTTCTCAGGCGGTGGAAGCCAAGACTTCAGTTTCGCTAACCCGACTGGCGCAATCCCTTATGTTGTCTTGAGGTCATCCGAAGGCACTTTCGCCGGCAGAGACACCTTTTGCGCTGAGATGTGGGAGCCTTACACCACTTGTCGCATCCGTAACATCGACGGTGTTGGCCGAACAATTCGCTTCTTCGTACTCGTTTAAATCAGGAAATCAGAAATGACAGAAACGACGGTTGATAAACCGGCGCAGCCTTCGCACGTCCAGATTGATCCTATGGCGGCTGCAAGCGAGGCGATGGCTCTGAATGAGTTCTATAAAAATAGAACATTACTTCTGGCGAACGAGATCGCCGGTATGCGGATACAAATCTCAATGCTCGAAACGCAGTGTGAAGCTTTTCGGCAAGAGCTCGAACAGCGCAACAATGACCTTGAAGCCGCTCAGAAGACCAAGAGGAGCGCGTAATGGCTATTCGTCCTGATTATGACATCGGCACAGTGACGCTTGTTGCCAGCAGCGCAAACTTCACCACAACAGGTGCATCGCTCCAGACGGCCGCTGTTCAAGCCGGTGACGCTATTATCACGCCATCAGGGCATGTGCTGATTATTGCGTCTATTACAGGCCAAAATAGCGGAACACTGTTTCTTCCTTGCCCTGCAGGTGCAGCAGGATCGAATTTACCTCTTCGCATCCGCTTCCAGCCAGACGGCAGCCGGTATCAGGGTGCGGTGAGAAATCTGGTTGACCTTCTATCGAGTGGCAATATTGAAGCATTCGCCGCGCTCGTTGGTGCAGCCGGCCTCGTTCCGATCTTTACCGGCATAGGAACGATGGATTTGGCCGATCCTGCTACGTTCGGCATTCAAGACCCAAACGGCAATCTTGGCAAGTTGGCAGCGCTGACTTTATCTCAGAACAAATTCTTTCGAACCGATGCATCTGGGGATATTACCCTTGGACAGGTCGCAGACGCCGCATCCTCTATGCTTTCGTTGGAAGGTAAAGCATATGGGTTGCCGTACTATTCTGGAACGACTACGGCGGTTCTAGCGGATATTCGGTGTCTCTATTCTTATAACTGGATTATAAATGGTGACTTCTCAGTCAATCAAAGAGGTGGTGTAAAGAAGCCAGCAAATGGCGTCTACGGCTACGATCGATGGAAAGGGCATGCCAACGGGATAGAACAAGTCGTTGAGGCCTTCCCGGGTGGGGAGTGTACTCTGAACTGGAGTGGTGGCGGTATGGGTTCGTTAGGCGCGAACAATGGAACTTCGCCCATTAGGGCTACCGTTTCATCTGGAAACCTATCCATTGTTGTTCCGCAGACAGCTACAAATGTATCTCTCGTCATAGGCGATGCTAGGGATAGAAACCTTTGGTCGCCGCGACCACTAGGGTTGGAAATGTTTCTCTGCCAAAGATATTTTCAGCGGGTTTCGCAAGTCGAGTTTCAGGCTGCGCCAGTAAGCGGTTATTCTCTTCGCTGCACAACATTGTTGCCAGTTCCTATGCGTGTAAGCCCAGCGATATCATTTACCCCCGTATCTGGATCAGGCCATGCGGTTTCATCTTCTAGCATAGCAGGCCGACTGTACCTGGCTGCGTTCCCAGATAGTCAGGGAGTAATTTCTGTCAGTCAGATTAAGCTAGATGCGGAGATTTGAAATGATAACAATGGCATCTTATAATATGGACGGGACCATAACAGTTATCATTGATGAAGTAGAAATGGCAATCCCCAATGACATTGAAAATCGCCACCGCGCCATGCTAGCCGAGTGGGAAGCAGATGGTAACGTCATCGCACCGTATGCCGAACCTACTCTTACGCCCGAAGAAAAGCGCGAACGGATGCCGCGACTGACAGCGCGCCAGCTTCGCCTCGGCCTGCTCCATCTCGGAAAGTTGGCGGAGGTCCCTGTAGCTATCGCTGCATTGTCGGAGCCGGAACGCTCGCAGGCGCAAATCGAATGGGATTTTGCGAGCGAATTTCACCGCCTCCATCCGCTGATAGTGAAACTTATCCCCATCCTTGGGTTGATCGACGATCAGGTTGACCCTGTATGGGAAAGCCATTACCTAGTTTAGATCAAGAAACCGCTTCGATATGGAGTGGTCTTTCCCTGAATGGACTGTATGAGCGTCCTTTTGGGACATACTCAAGCACCATGTCAGTTTCATCGGCTAGATAATCGTATCCGATCTCCTGAATGCCGGACGTGTCAATTTTATTGTAAAGTTCAGCTCTGGCTCGCCGGTTTTCAGAATGGATCATCTTCAGGTGGTAGAGATTGATGTCTGACACCTGCATTGAATAGCCAGCGTTCATAGGATACCAGGCCGAATGAACATTGTTGTTCATGAACTCTTGGCCTTCATTTAAAGCGAATAGTCGGTAACCTTTCTTCTGCCCCCAAACGCCGTCAGTACGGTATTTGTCTACGGCGAACATCTCCCGGACATGGACGCCCCAGATTATTTTTCGGTCACCTGAAGAGAGTTCACGAATTTTCTCTTTTGCTCCGATTTCGAGGCGCTCGTCTGGGTCCATGCAAAGTACCCAATCAGCACCATGTTGTCGGGCAGCTTCAATCAATGAGCGTCGAACTTCGCCTTCGTGGTACCAGAGTTCAGTGCGCTTGGTATCATCCCACGCAATCCACCCGTCAGTAAACGGAGCTACGTTCTCGAGCATATCTGGAACTAGGTTTTGATCATAACGATAAGCAAAGAGGCATATTACTTTTGGGCGCTTGGCCCGCAAGCCGATGCGCTGCAATAGTGATGGCTTCTTTATGTTAACAGTAATCATTAATGATCCCTAACCGAATGAAAGCATTGGATAGCACCCTTTAGAAAGATGCAATATGCTATGTCGGTATTTCTCTTTAGCCTGCTGTCCCTATGCGTCTCTTTTCGTCCTTAAAGCGTGTTTCCCACAGATCATAAGGGCGAAACGCAACCTCTTTATTTACTGACTTTTCTTGATCGCTTGTTCGATCTTTTTCGTTCTGATTGGTCAACGTGATATCCCATGAAAAATGTTTCGCGCTTTCTAAGCGTACTCGAAGCTAATCGCAACCAGTGATTTTGTAATCATAGCCTGACTTACCCCACCGCCCTTGAGGCGGTTTTTTCATGCCGAAAGAAAAGCCCGGCGTGTGGAATGAAGGATAGCACGAGTTGGGGCTACGCAGATCTCCAGTCGCGTCTCGAAGATAATCTGCGCTCGGCAATCTTACACCCGACCTTGAACTAAGAAAACCCCGGCAGGCGGGCAGCCATGAACCGGGGTTACTCACTGGCGCAACTCGAGCAATGCTTCGATCCGGTGAATAACCTCGATTTAGTGTCCGGCATCTCAGCGTCAAGAGTTGAAAAAGCAAAAACCCCAGCCGGAGGGAACCAACTGGGGTTACTCACTTTGCATTCAAGCGGGGGCTGTGATGCTGTGAACAGATGGAAAATTAGCGTTCATTCTCTCAACGTCAAGAGTTGAAAAGAAAAAGCCCCAGCTCGTGGGTATCACTACCGAGCTGAGGCTCTGCATACGACCTGTCTGCGGTGACGTCCTTATGCATTAGCATCTTCTCATAAAAGTTCTGCAATGCAATGAACGGTAGCGTACA